CTTATTCTGGCAGCGGTGGATTTGCCATTGGTAATAATGTGGTTGGTAAGACAGGCGCAGTTATGGTTGGTCAAGGTAATAGTGGAGCCAACTATAGTACTATTTTCGGTCTTAATAGCACATCTAAGACTGGTGGTGTTGCGATTGGTAGTTACGTTCAAAATACAGGTACTTATGCTGTTGCCATGGGCCGTTCAGTACAAGCGGCGGCGGGAACTGCTGCTATGGGTATATATGTAAAAACTACAGGTGCAAGATCAGTTTCAATAGGTGGTGGTACTTCAGCATTACCCAATGTCGCAGCGCAAGATGCAGTATCTATTGGTTACTCAAACATTGCTGGAAGCAAAACGGTAGTTATTGGTAAAAATAATACAATGCTTGCTGGAACAAGTTCTATTCCAGGCATTACTGTTGGAACCGACAACACAAATAACTCTAAAGCAAATATTTACGGTTCTAATAACTCAGGTAATAGTTATGTTTCTGTATATGGTAGTGGTCAGTCTGGAGCCTCAACTAGCAGCACAAATACTCCTTCAACTGCGATGGTCTATGGTATAGGAAACACTATTACTGCAAATGGTGGTTTAGCGTTTGGTAAACAGAACATTGTTGAGTTAAATGGTTTAGCATTTGGTTCTTCAAATGATGTTCAAAAAGAAGGTTTAGCATTTGGTTATGACAATGAAGTAAATCTTGGTATTGGTAATGGTAATACAACACATTCTATAGCATTTGGTAGAGGTAATGCTTCGGATACTGAAGCGATTGCGCTTGGTAGAAATAATGTTGCCACTCATGGTGCTATTGCAATCGGTAATACAGTTACCGCTACTGGGGCCACAGGAAACCAAGGTGGTATTGGTTTAGGTAGAAATATTACTGTATATGGTCAAAATGCTTTGGGATTAGGAACCAATATTACAGTCGGTAGTGCAATAAATAGCGCAGCGAACAGTGTTGGTATTGGACTTGGAACAACAGCAACAACAGTATCTACTGATAATACTCTATCCATTCAAGGTGGTCAAGTTGTAATTGAGCAAGATGAAATTAATATTGTTCCAGCAACTGCTATACAATATAAAAGTGAGGCTGCATATGGTTCCTATGGTGATGGTGGAACTGATATTTCATGTGAAAAAGTTAATGAAAATGGAAGGGCTGGAATTAAATATGCTCTTGAAGTAAATGGTCCAATAAATGTTAATGGAACTGATGCTGCTGGTAATGAGCATGACTTCTATATGCAAGGTATGAGACTTTACAATTATATCAGATATGTTGCAGCGGATAGTGCTTGGATTTTGTCGGCGGCTGATCAAGAGTATGTTGAAGGTATAATTAATAAAGAATATCTCAGAACAACATGCACTAATGATACATTCTTCCAAAAAAGTCCAAGTGGTGGAGCATCACATCTTGTATATAAAGGCGCGAATGACTTTGAGTTTGTTGGTATTAATTTAGATAATACTACAGCAACTAAAACTCCTGGTTATTTGAGATATGGTCCAGACGCTGAAGGTGTGTATAAGAGTAACGTAAATTATACACTAGATGTTAATGGTAATGTTAACCTTGAAGGATTAACATATCAAGGTGATGTTATTCTACCAACTGGTGGACTTGATAGTAACATCTATCTAAATCATTATACTAATCAAATTTATTATCAAATTACACCAGATTCAGCAACTGCATTCTTTGATAGTGCGTATGTAGCAGACAGATACTCTTTTGGTTCTAATCCATCTGGTGCGGACTCTATTGCGATCATTAATATGGTTGATGAAGACTTTATTAATGAACTTGTTCGCCCTGTTTGGCCTGATTCTGCCTATATTGATGGTAAACTTGATAGTGTTGTTGGTGGAGATATTATAGCATTTAGAGTTAAGCACATTCTTTCTGCTAAGTATGGCGATTTAACCACTCTTGAAAAGGCTCTTGGTCGCGGTGAAGCCCAATTTACAAACCCAACTGGGTTTGAGGCCACATATGGTACTAAAGTTGGCATTGGTAAAATAACTTATAGTCATTGGGATTCTAATCCATCAAGAGTCGGTGTTCAAACACAACTTAGAACTAGTGGTGTAACTGGGGTAACTGCTGGACAAGAAGCAATTGAAACATTAGGTCCAACTATAGGAAATTTAACTACTGGTATGGGTCTTGCTGTTGGTGGTAAAGTTGTTATACATGGTACACAAGAACCCATTACAGGCGCAACGGAACTGCCAGCGTTAGAAATTTTCAATGGTCATATTGAAGTAAATGGTGAAAAATTAGTTCTGGAAACTCCTTGGGATGAAGGTGCATCATACACCACATACAAGTCTCCAAATAAATTTATTGGTATAGGTAAAATTTCTCCAAGTTTTCACTTTGATGTTAATGGAAAAATAAATGCTGATAGTGGTCTCTTTGTTGATGGTACTAATATAAAAGACATTTATGACTCGGATTGGGTAAAAACCACAGTAACTGAAGATTATATAAAAACTGACTTGAATGTTGATAGTGCTTATATTATGTCAACTCACAAAGCAGTGGGAGATATAATTCCAGCCTTAGATACAGTATATGATTTAGGATCACCTACTGAAAGATTTAGAGATATATATCTAAGTGGAAACTCAATTTCACTTGGGGAAGTTATAATATCTTCTAATGCAAGTGGTTTGGAACTTTCTGATAGTGCTGGAAATCTTTTAAAGTTTGGTGGAATAGATTCAGACGCCATCGCGCATTTCATTGACAGTTCTTATGTCCAACTTCGCGCTGACTCTAATTGGATATTCTCGGCAGTTACTCAAGAATATGTAAGATCAAATGCAGATTCAAATTATATAAAAAGTTTCATTAACAGTTCGTATGTATTTAATATTACAGATACAAAATATGATAGTGCGCTCTTCCTCTCAGCAGCGGATTCAGATTATGTAAAAACTGTGGCATCGTCTGATTATGTCTTAGGAATTGCAGACTCAAATTATGTGAAAAGTGTGGCATCGTCTGCTTACGTCTTAGGAATTGCAGATTCAAATAATGTAAAAACTTTCATTAATAGTTCGTATGTCTTAGGACTTGCAGACTCTAATTATCTTAAAGTTAGTATAGATTCTTCCTATATTAAAGGCTTCATAACTCCTGCATATGTGAAAAATGCTAATGATGTTGATTCCGCATTTATTAAAGGAATTGCAGATTCAAGTCACATTCAATCGGCAGTAGATTCTAGTTATATTAAAACTTATATAGATTCATCTTATGTCAAAGAGTTCGCAGATTCAAATTATGTGAAAAGTTTTATTGATAATACATATGTATTGAATATTACAGATACAAAATATGACAGTGCGTTCATTTTATCGGCAGCGGATTCTGCATATGTAACAACTGTTATTGATGCTAAACTAGCAGCAACTGGACATATTCTTCCAGAATTGGATAGTGCCTTTGATATTGGTTCACCTACCAAGAAATTTAAAGATTTATATTTAAGTGGTAGTACAATAAACATAGGTAACACTAGAATAACGGCTGCTCCTGCTGGACTAAAAATTACAGATAATGTTGGTAATGACGCTAAAGTTCTGGGAATAGATTCAGATGCTATTTTGGGATTTGTTGATAGTGCTTATGTTGATCTCAGAGTACCGTTTAATAAAGTAACAATCCCGCATATTCTAGGTATTGCAGATTCAGATTATGTAAAGACTGTGGCATCTTCGGCTTACGTCTTAGGTATTGCAGACTCAAATCACATAAAAACTCATGCAGACTCAAATTATGTGAAAACTTTCATTGATAATGAATATGTTAAAGGTATAGCAGATAGTGGATATATACAAGGATTTATTTCTACTCCTTACATTAGAGGTATAATAGACTCAGCACATATTAATCCAATTACTGGTATTGGAACTAGAGATGTTGACTTTGGTGGCAATACGATTTACTATAATAATACTTTTGCATTCACTAATCAATTACCAAGTGCGACAACATATAAAGGTATGGTTGTATATGATAACCAAGCACAACTTCCGAAAATTGCTGTTGGTGCTGATTGGCATGAATTAGCGAGAACTTCAGATATAAGAGCAATCGCTGATAGTGCGGTGGCAACATTAGTGGCTTCAGCACCTGCTGCATTGGATACGCTCAATGAATTGGCGGCGGCGATGGGAGATGATGCAAATTTCTCCACTACTTTAACAAATAGTATTGCTGCTAAATTACCTCTTTCTGGTGGCACTATGACAGGTGCGATTGATATGGGTAGTAATAATATTACTACCACTGGAAAAATGCTTTACTCAAATGTATATTCGGCAGAAGGCGATTTGCCAAGTGCATCAACATATCATGGAATGTTTGCTCACGTTCATGGTACTGGAAAAGGTTACTTCGCTCACGCTGGAAATTGGGTAAAATTAGCAAACTTTGATGACATTTCATCTACTGTAGATAGTGCTTATGTTGCAGCAAGAACAAATGCTGGAACAGACAGTGCTTCAATCGTAAATATGATTGATAGTGCATATGTGCAAGCAAGACAAACTTCTGGTGGTGGCGGCGGTGGGCTTGATAGTTCACTTACCATTTCTCTAATTGACAGTGCTTATGTCTCAGCGAGATCAAGTGGAAGTACTGCATTTACATCATCTATTACATCTTATTATTATACAGCCACAGCAAATCAAACGGTATTTACTGGTTCGGATAACAATAGTGCAACTCTTAGTTATGCTGTTAATTCAGTTACAGTATTCTTAAATGGTATAAATCTATTAAAAGGCACAGATTACAATACTACTGACACATCTACAATTACACTTGTCACTGGTGCAAAAGTTGGTGATGAACTTGTTATTAACGCATTAAGTCAAATTAGTGCTAGTTCTGGTACTATAAATGCTTCTGTAATTTCTGTAGTTGATAGTGCATATGTAGCGGCAAGAACAACTGCTGGAACAGACAGTGCATCTATTATTAATATGATTGATAGTGATTATGTTGCAGCAAGGTCAAGTAGTAGTGGTGGTGGATTAACAATTTCAGATAATCCTCCCGCATCACCAAGCGTAGGTTCCATGTGGTTTGATCCAGAAGCCCTTGAAACTTATGTTTACTATACTGATAGCGATAATACTTCTCAGTGGGTAAAATCTAACCCAACTGGAATAGGACTGTCTGCTGTTACTAGCATTGTTGATAGTGATTATGTAGCGGCAAGAACAACTGCTGGCGCGGCAAATTGGACAGAAATCACTAGTACGCCAGTAACGGCAACTGCTAATCAAAGATTAATTATTGATACGTCTACTACCAAGACTATTAATCTCCCAGTTTCGGCTAATTTGGGTGATGAAATTAGATTTATTGATGGAACTGGAAATGCAAACACTAATAATATTACTATAAATAGAAACGGTCACAAAATAGAAGCAAGCGATTCTGACTTGACTGTTGATGTTGATCGGGCGGCGTTTGGGTTAGTATACTATAATGCCACAAATGGTTGGTTATTTACGGAGAAATAAATGAGTAATATTCAAATATGTGATACAGAGGCCGACATATCTTCGGTTGATGTTGTTGAAGGTGATGAGGCAGTAGTAAAAGAAAATAATGCTATCTACAGATTTTTTGATTTAAGTACCACATCATCATTTTCTTATGATTTTGATGATGGTACACATTTAAAATTAGATAGTACATTTTTTGATTTTTTATCTCTTGGGGTAAGAGATTCTTTTAGTATAGAATTTTGGATGAATAAAAATACTGCTGATGATTTTTCAATATTTGATATAGCAAATCCAAGAGTTTCTTCTATTTTAGATTTTTCTTCAGATTCCCATACAATTACTCAATATGGTCGTACTCAAGCAGTTAAACATGGGCCATACAAGAACGGAAGTAGTTCATTATTTTTTGATAGTAGTCTTGACTTTATTACTGTTGATAGTAGCCTTGATAGTATGGTACTATTTTCACCATTTACTATTGAATTTTGGTATCGTAAAGAAAACTCTGCGACAAATGACACCGTTTTTGCTGTAATGGATAAATTTAAAGATATTTTGGTATTAGATGAAGAAGGAATTATTGTAAATGGAGTTCAATATACCTCTACTGCTAGTAGTCTTGATGCAAAAACTTGGACGCATAATGCACTTACATTTGATGGGTTTAATTATGAATTATGGAAGAACGGAGATTCTGTTGAATTAACTAGAACTCCTGATGATGGTGGAAGTGTTAAATATATTATTGATAGTGGTTTTATGAATATTTTTACTATGGACAGAAAAGTTCCTTCTTCATGGGCTGTGCAAACAACAATGTCACCAACAGATAAAACTTTATTTTATATGGGTGGGGCGGTAAATAGAGTACAATTACAAACTATAAACTCTGGGGCCGATTTAAAATTATCAGCGGGTGGTGCTGATGGACCATCATTAATAGTTCCAGCACCAGCGGATACTGATATTCATACAATTTCTTGGGACGTAAACACTGATCCAGGAAGAGTTAGATTATGGATTGATAGTAATTATCAAGGTTCTAATTCTATTAATAAATCTTTACCTGCACGACAATGGGCTTTAACTTCTTTTGAAGATTTAAGTAATGCAACATTTACAAATTCACCTTCAATGTTGGATTCATCCACTAGAAATAGATCGGATGGTGCTGAGAATTATAATACCGACATATTTCCTTACAGTACATTGAATGATGAGCAAGATGGGTCTTGGAACTATTATTATGATTATCCTACTGTTCAAAAGTTAAGCAAACTAGCATATACAAATGAAGATTGCACTGTTGACGGTGAACAAGATATAAGTAAAGTAACAAGACGCTCGGCCAATCTTCTGAACACCCGGTATAAATATTCCACTTCGCGGCTGAAACATGGGTATGCTGGATTCCCTCTTTGGTGTTTTAGTTCAGGTGGTGGGATGGGTGGAGATAATGCAGATGGGCGATTGGTAGCAAAATATACTATGGCGAATGCCGTTGGTGGTTATAGACCACAACATTTTTACGATAATTTAAACGCAAATATTCCCAGCGCGACAAAGCAAAATATTCCTGGATATACTCATGCAGATGGTTACACTCCTGCTTATGATATTAAACACAGGCAGCAATGGTGGAGTACTAGTCTTTATTGGCGGTGGATGCCGCAATTCCAAGGCTATCAGAATGTGGGGAACAATCGTTATTTTAGCGGTGGGACAAAGAACCGACTTGATGATGGGACCAAGGTAACCAATGGGTTTACATATAATCCAGAAGGGCGAGTGCAACTGTGGTACTTTGCTGCATATTATACGCATATTAATAAATATCCAGAAGCGTTTGATCTTGGATATAGAAGACCAGATCGTTGGTATACTGATGATTATTTACCACTCGCCGCCTACACCGGTGCTAACCAGACAGATGTTTCTGGTGCATATAAATCAGTAGATTTTCTTGCGGCACCAGCATTACGAAATGAATGCAAGCCAGCACCTTTAGGATCAATTTTTCTGAGCGAAGATACTTCCCTTGGTAAAAACAACTCAATCAACCAAAACTCTTGGAGTGTCGTGCCTGCTAATTGGAATCGCGATGGTGTTGCGAAGGGTGATGCTAGTTATTTTAATAGTCTTGGATCTGGACTTAAATTTGGTGTAGAGGCTACATATAAGGTTAAACAGACTGATGGAATGTCAGAAAATATTGGGCTAAAACAAGAAAAGTGGGCAGTTGATTTTATAAAAACGTGGCATGATAATAATAAAGGGCAGTATTTGCAATCTGGATCAACGCCGGGTCAAGCCGTAGGTGGATTAACAACATATTGGGGGGATAGATGGAATTCTAGTTTAGGAAGTGACTATGATCCTTGGACACACCAAGAAATAGTTGACTGTCTTACACCTGCATCAGTGGAACCAGCAGCGAATGGATCGGGCACCCGTCTCCCGCTTGATAAAACTTCCCACGTAGGGGGGGATCGTGGTATTAGAGGAGATTTATTAGGTGGCGCGAGGGTTTTTTCTGCTGGAAATTATAGTTATATTGATAACGTATCAATACAAAAGGGCGGTACTAAAAGTTATTACATTGAAATAGACCCTGCTGATAATAGAAGCGGTCATCCTTCTGATTACACTGGTATGTGGTTTGCTCAAAAAGCGATATTCTATGGTCCAGAACTTGCCAAAACTAATACTCATAAATATAATAGAACAAATTGTCCAGTATATTTAACTCTTTTTGAAACATCTAAAATTGGTGTTCACCCTTATATGTATACGGATGGGCAATTTGTTAGTGAAACATATGGGCAGGGGGCAAACTCTGGGATTGATGGCCTTTCATATCGTACCCTGAATGATAACTCAGGCGATATCAATGGGGGCGGCGCACAACTTTCCAGACCGATAGATAGATACTCTGGCAATGGGGCAGATGGTTCTACTGGTTCATGGTCTTCACTTAGAAGACACAGGGCAGTCCACCAATACGGTGATCACAGGTATGATGGAAATTATCTTGACCATCACATTACGCGCGGGATTTATAACTACAAACGCCCTTCTGGGAAGGGGGATATGGGGGATGGTTTTCCAACAGCCCCACATCCACAGGATTTTGGTTCAATTGCTCCTGATAAATTTGTTCCTAGAGGGGGATTAGGTGACGATGGATTTGGTGCTTCAGCATATCAAACAGATATATACCCTATAGTTAAGGATTTTGGAAGTGAGCGTGTATCTTATATAATATCAGAACCAGACAGTAGAATTTATATATTCGCGAGTGCTGCATATGTCGGTTATGTAGATTTTCCTGAGAATGATGCTCCTTATAGTATTATGTTAAAAAAGGGAGAAAAGATTGCTACTACGGATGGAACTGGTAAGATTCCTGCCGTTAGCAATACGAGGGGTCAGAATCGTGGCTCTGGGTGGAATAATGATTATGGTGAAGGTACTTATAATCAATTTAAAGTAATTAATAATATTCAACCATATATTAATACTCTTAAAAAAGACGCCCTAATAATTGATGGTGTATTCGGAGGTTTAGGTGGTGGTCGTTTAGGTACACATAAAAATGTGGGGGGTGTTATAACTAATATGGATTGGGTCAATGATGATTTGGAGATGCCTGATAGTCAAATACCTGAAAATCAATATAACCGACAAGCCAGCGTGTTTGGTACTATTAGACCATCTCAATGGCCTGGACCCCCACATAGTTATCATATAAGTGGTCATCCAGATGGAGGAAAGATCGTACAACCAGATAATAGAGGAAAGAAATATGTATATATGTCAGCGGCGTTGGGGTATATGTATCAGCCCGTTGCTTATGGGGCAAGGTCGGCATCGCAGTATCCAGGAACAACGGCTGATCCTGACGATAGGACTTTTAATTTTAGAATATTAAACCAAATGATGTTATCTATTGATGGTTCTCAAGGTTTAGCACCAGCAGAGTATCTTTCAATTGCTGGCCTAAGTTGGCCTTTCAGTGATTATCCATATTATATTGAAACCAGAAGCGCACAAAGAGATCAAGGGTATGGGTCAAATTACCACAGAGCGCAGACATATACATCTCTAGCACTTTGTCACAAATTTAAAAGGGGAAGAATTTTTGACAATTTTGAACATAGAAAATGGTGTGTACATTCTCATTCAAAGGTCAGACTAGGTGCTAATTCATGGCAACTTGATCCAGTTGATTTAGTAGAAACTATTCCTTCTGCTGATAGAAATGCTTCAAGTTCTTCTGGAGATGGTGCATTTGGTATGGACTCTCTTGGTGATAGTTGGCAAGGAACTTTAAAATCTAATCTATTATATAGTCCTCAAATGTATAGTGATTTTAAAGACTGTTCTATTACAATTGCTGAAGCGGTAAGAAGTAATAGGGGTGAACAAACAGGATTGCAATATGCGACAGACTATGTTGCTAAAACTGGAGGGTCTATAGTACATTATTCTGGTGGTCAAAATACTGATATAAAAACTGCTTTGGGAGGATTATCTGAAGGTGATGCTTTAGTTCTACCTACTGGAAAATATGAAGTTTCGGCTTCACAAACTGGTACTCAAGACCATTATAAAACCAAGACTAGTATCTTTTTTGACGTAGGATTTTTAATTTGTGGTACAACAGATAATCCTAATGATGTAGAATTGAAAATTAAAGTACATAGGATTTTTGATGAAGCAACTACATCAAATACTCAACTTGCATTTATGAATATCAAGAAAGCAGAATATCATTCTTACAACCCTGATATTATTTTTAAAAGCGCACATGGTATTGCGTTCAAATGCATTTTTGATTTTAATAATAAAGACATTGGGTGGAGAACATATCAATCATCTAGCGATGCAGGATCATCAGCAAATATTATAAAATTTGAAGGATGCATATTTACAAACTATAAATCATGGTTAGTTCCAAATAGAAATAATTATTCGTCTTATAAAAACAGTAAAGTTAATGTTAATGAAATTATAATTAAAGATTGTATTTTTCAAAAAGATTTTGGACCAACATATGATTTACTTAATCCCACTAATTCTCCAACATTTGAAGGAAAACTTTTAATAAATCAAGGTACGGTAGATGCAACTTTTACTACAGGAAATGCTATGTCAGAGTGGTACATAGATGATTATGCAGCAGGTAGTAAATTTCGTTATATTAGAGATTTTATTATCCATGATAGTAATAAGTATCCGCTCAAATATACTATTGATTCAGCACCCACGATAAAAGATGATAGTAGTACACATTTAATCTTAAATCCTCAAATTGTAGATACTGCACTTAGTTATAGCACTGATGGTGTTATAACACACGGCACGACAAAAGATAAATTACATAATGTACCTTATACTTTAGGTAATTGGTTCTCCACATCTTTAAACTACAGTGGAGACTCTAACGTAATTAGAACTTATATAGATGGTATAAAGGTAGATAGTAGTTCAATAAATTTAGACATAAATTCTCTGATTAGTACAGATAATATCATGTTTAATAAAAAAGACTCTTGGAATCCTACTCTTGCAATTTATGAAGATATATATGGAGATTTTCTGCTAAAAGAATTTCGTTTAACTAGAAACCAAAAAAGAAGTGGTGATTATGCTGCACAATTTTTAACAGAATTTGGGTTTGGAGACAAACTTACAAAAGAACCAGATGATGTTTTCCTAACGGCTCATGATGGCTCATCCATTTTAGCAAATGAAAATAGCCCATACACTGCTGATGTTAAATCGTGGCGCAAAGTGGGTATTTTACCAAATGCTCTAGAAAGTGCTTATACTATATTAATTGATGATAATCCAAGTGAACAATATGGCACTGGAGTATTTGGTGAAGGTGCTAATATTGATTTCAAGATGCCTTTCAAAACCAATGGTGCGCCAACCGCTGATTGGCAATACACTAATGCAGATGTTGCACCAAGACCACAAAATATGACATTGGGATTAGTTGAAGATTCAAACTATAGACCTATTAGGAAAACTATGCCTATATATGAATCTGATGGCTTCGGTGGATTTAATTCTCCATTAGTTCAAGAATCAAGTGGTTCATATATTGGAACTATAACAGGAGATGATCACACATACATATATCAACCAGATTCTAATCTTGCATTCGCGAGGCCAAGTTTTCTAATACACCTTAAAGATTCTGATGATAGAGGAGATAGTATTGATTGGACATATTCTGTTGATAATTATAAATCTTCTATCTTACAGATAGGCCATGATATTGACAACAAAACTTTCTATATTAAAGCATATGATATATCAGAGTCCAACATGCATAGAAGTTCTCATTTACATTTTATTGGAAAATCTGTAGATTCTGAAAATAAGAGGCCAATTGTAAATAGTTTATCAAGACCAACAGATTCATCTGCTACACCGATGGAAATTTCATTTCAATATAACGGCACAAGCGGTTTAGATATATCTTGGCTTGGTGATGTACAATTCATGAGGTATATAACCTTAGATAGTATTCCACCTGATTTTGATTCAACTAGTATGATATTTGATCCTATCGTATCTTCTCAAACAGGGGGTATAATATAATGCCAGAAGAATATCAAGTATATTATGATTCTGACGCAAGAAAATTTAAAATGTATCTTAATCAAAATTATGTAACAGTTGGTGCTATACATGAAGAGATTAAAAAAGTAGAGTATAAAGACGATATATATCTCTCAACATTTGATTCTACCTTTTCGCCAAATACAGACCCATACACACCTATTGTAAGTCTCAATAAATACGATTCTGATGCTAATCCTATAACTTGGACTGTACAACACTTGACTAGTACAAGTCTTGGAATTCTTAATAATGTTGATCTTTTTAACATGGATACTGAATGGATTGCACATGTATCTAAGGGGTCAGTAGCAAATCGTCCATCAAACCAAAGACTTAATCCAACAATTTCAAAATTAGTTGGTTCTGGAAACGAATATACAATAACACCAATTCTTTCTAGAACATCAGGAGATTATGATTATTCTGAATATACAGAAGAAATTACAAATGATGTTTATAAATTTACTGGAAAAATTGCGACAGGCAGTGGAAAAAGTGGGTTGCCAAAAAAGAGCAATTTAGATTCAAATTATCTTGAAAATAGTTTTTATTTTACACTTGAATATACTCCAACTCAAGCGCATGTTACCTTTGGGAATATTCCAGATTTTTATGATTACATTGGATTAGGCGCACCAGATGTAAAATATAAAGTATCATCACCGTTAAGACTTTTAACGAATTGCCAAGGGATTGTTTTTAATGATGTAGATTCTTCACCGTCAACTGGTAATATATCTGGTAAAAAATTATTTGCTGTGAATAACTCAAGTAGTGGAAGAACGGTAAATCAATATAATCTTAACAATCCTTATGGGGTTGATTCATTGTTCTCAACGTCTACTCCAGATAAATCATTAGGAATATATAATAATTTAGGAATTTCAAACAGTATTACAGAAGCAATAAATTCAAGTAATTTGTATGGTTTAGATTTTAACGATTCTGGTACTAGATTATTTTTGGCAGATAAAGGCCATAATAATATATACCAATATGATCTTACAAATCCATATGAATTAGATGATTCTGCATATTATAAAACTGATTATTATGAAAACGCAAATATTCAAAATCCTGTGACTGTTTCTCAATCGGCAAACAGTCAAATTAGAGACTATACTTATAATGCCTATTGGTGGAATCCTATAACACAATGGTTTCCTCCACAAAATATATATGATAACACTTTTACCACACATTTATCAAAAGATGGCAAACATTATTATATTATGGATGCTAATGGAATTAAGCAACATGATTTAAGTCATAAAGATCAAATATGCACTGCAAATTATGTAGGGTTGTTCTCTATTTTTGAATCTACAAAAAGATTTTATTGGCCTAACGGCAAAAGTAATTCCTATGCTTATAGTAGATATGGTGGAGGATATGTACGAACTGATTCAACATTTTCCACAATTACTCAACACTTCAGAGAAATATTACCAGAAGGGTATAGTCCTTTTCCAACATATAGAAGGGCTGCACATTTTAACAAAAACCCAATACGGATACTGATAAACCAAATACTTAGAATTGTTGGGTATAAAATTCAATACGATTTTATACATTCCGCATATCCTCAATGCTTTACAATTTCTGGTGATGGTACTAAATTATATATTTTATGGGGATGTGCTTATGATAAAGGACAGTTAAAACAATACACATTAACAACTCCTTGGTTAATATCATCAGCAACTCCTACTGCTACAGTGAGCCATGGTATAGGTCAAAAAAGTCCAAATACAGATAATGTAACAGAATCAAAATTATATAGTTGTTGGGGAATAGAACTTAAACCAGATGGAAGTTCTCTATTTATTTGGGATAATGATACAAATTACATTTATGAATTTACAATGTCTACACCATATGATATAACAACTGTGCAAAATGATGCTGGGATAATCCAACCTTGGAGTGGGTCATATACAAGACGTTCACCTCAAATTGTTACTTCACCAAGATTAAAACATTTTAAAATGAATAGAATTGGAACAAAATTTTATTTATCAAATTCTTCAGTGACAAGACAATATAGCATGTCAATTCCCTACGATGTTTCAACTGCAACTTTTGAGGTAGAAAGATCAACACTTGGTGTAACAGATGTTTCTAGTGGTGCTGGGTTTGAACTTAATGAGGATGAAACTACTATCTATCTTCCGAAAACTACTGAAACTCAAATACAATCATTTCAACTCACTAATAGCAGTGCAGCAAATAATGATAGTGCAGATTTAAATTCAGCAGTTACGGTACAAACACAAAAATACTTAAATTTAGATACTTATATTTCATCAAATCGGCTGCATGATGTAACATTAACCTCTGATGGAAAACAGATGTATGTTATTGAAAATAGAAGCACTACCGCTCAGAAAGTTCATAGGTATAATCTATCAGATTCAAATGAAATTTACAGTGCAGTATATGATTCTGCTTTTTCAACATTACCTGATTATAGTCTGATTACTGGTATGGCATTAAACGATTCTGAGAATAAGATGATAATTGTTGGTGGTCCAAGTAGCAAGGGTTTCTTGCGAGAGTATACGATTACAAATCCATTCTCTAATAGCACATTCAATACCCATGAATATTTATTAACTGGACCAAATAATAAAAATATGGCAGATATTCATTTTACTCCTGAAGGGGATAAATTTATAACATTAGGTAATAATGGAATGATGGATGTATATACCACAAGAAATAAATTTGTTATTAAACCAATATAAATTGATAATCATATAAATAGTAGAGAATAATTAAGGATAACTGAATATGCCCACCAAAGGAAGATCATTAGCAAATGGAGAGATGTTTGGAGATTTTATTCCTAGCAATGACTCTGCTTATGATTTAGGATCATTCACTAAAAAGTGGAAAGATTTACATTTAAGCGGTAGTACATTATACATAGGTGATAGTGGATCAATTTCATCAAACGTAGGTGGTGCGATTGGATTGCCTGCAATAGAAATTGGCACTGGTGCGAATACAGTTTCTTTAACGGCTAGTGATAGTGGTGAAATGGTAATTCCTGCTATAAAGATTGGTTCTGGTGCAACGGCAGTAGTTCTTAAAGCATCCGCGTCAGGAACTTTAGAAACAACTAATACGTCTGGAGTAGTTCAAGATACTGCTTCAAGCATAGTGAGTATGGTTCAAACTGGTGCGTTGATCGTTACTACTGGTACAAAAAGATGGTATTCGCCGGGCGCATCAAACACAATAAGCAAAATTGTTGCGAGAGTTAGTACAGCACCTGCTGGTGCTACACTGAACATAGTAGTAAATAAGAATGGTTCTTCGGCAGCGACATTATCAATAGCAGATGGTGGAACAAAAATTGTTAATAGTTCTCCTAGCATATCATTAGTAGAAGATGATTATTTAACGGTAGATATAACACAAATTGGAAGCACTACAGCGGGGTCTGATCTCACTGTTATGTTTACATATATATAAATAGAGTGGGGTGGAGTCAATATGCAATTTACAAAAACACATGAAGATTTTGATGATAGCGACAATTCAATTACAGTAACTCGCACATTTGATGCGGTTCTTAATGGATCAATATTGGAAATTTCAGAAATTATAGATGGTTCTTCGGTTCTTAGTATGATTCAGCCATGGAAGCCAAAGCCAGATGGAAGTAGAAGTAATTGGGTAGATATAAATGAAGCCGTTGAATGGTATAAACTTCAAGCATAAAATAGGATAAAAATATGGCATTAATTAAAAAGGGATATCAGGCACATAAATTTCCTGTAATAGAGAGTCCACATGCAGGAAGTACTATGATCTATCTGTATCATCAGCCTCATGACAAAACCACACTTGCTCCTATAATGGCAAATGAAGCATTGACACAACAGCAACACGATTATCCACAAATGGCATATGGGAACACGGCGATGCACCCAGCAGGCACTGGCTACAGTGGGCTTAATATAGTAAATAATAATGAAACTTCAATCAGTGCATCGACTTTCAGGGCTGGGGGAGGTTTTACAGTAATGCTTCCAAAAATGACCGCAGGAACTTCTTATGGTGCAGTTGTAGGTGGGCATAATGACTATTATTGGTCAAATGTGGACCCTTGTCCATTTATGAGTATGGATGAAACTATTGAAAATGCAAGAATGCGTAGAATAGTTGATGGTAGTGATGAATTAGTGGTAATGTTAGGAAATGAGGGCTGGAGTTCAAACTATCATTGTAATGTTAGTTGGTATAATAAAGGTTCTACTTACAATTTACACGATTCACCACCTTCAAATGATGAGTACTTATATAGTCATAGCAGTACTTATTATGAATTTCCTTACATATCAACTGTAAAAGTTGGAAATTATGTTTCTAGTATATATGCTTATTATCGCTACAATTATGCATATCAATATGTCAAGATTGGTAGAAACTCGTTTTCTAATTATCATAGTGCAACTAAAGAAACGATAGCAGCATCACAGAGGAATTATTATACTTTACAATATATAGGTACTACAAGTGACGGAAATCCACTATACTTATATAATTTTAGCACAAATGATCATCAACAGTATGTTACAAAACACAATGTCGCATCAAACACTATAACCGACTTGCATAATTTTACTGCTGCACCTAGTGCAACAGGAACAAGTGCTGGTGGAACAAGAGCAACAAGTGCATTTGAGACAATTTCAAAAATGGCAAGTCACGTATTTGATGATCCAGCAAGTTCTGGAAATAAAGCATTTTATTTACCATATTTTGATACTAGTATGAATTATCACCCTTGGTGTTTTAAATGGAATACTTCGGCTGACACTTTTACCAGAGATCAATGTTCAACTATTACTGGAACTTTAAGTAGTGGAATGTTAAATAATATGGATGGCACTACGTCTTATAGAGCCAGACTTAAAGGACTTGCAATAAACGAAACCTTTGTTAATAGCGGAAATAGGTATTTAACAGTATTTCCCTTACAAGGTCAAAAAGATGTAACTATTAGTACTCCGACGAAGAGAACATTTGTAACTTATGCCGTAAGTGGTTCTGATGCTACAGCGTTAACATATCATAGTAACGTAATATCATCCACTCAAATATACCAAATTATATGGTTAAATGATACTAGAACTAAATTAGGAACTTTTAGTGAAAATGCATTTAAAATTTATAATTGGAATAATACTGATGGGTGGGTACTAACTTCTACAATTAATGAGTCATTTAATGCTGTAGGAAGAGACTCAACAGATAGAATTTGGGCTGTTGGTGGAACCAGAGATGATGTACCAGTTGATATTCATTTACTATCTAATGCAACTCCAGTGAGAGTGGCAGTAACACCTGCTGATAGCACTTATAACTACGCTGGTTCAAATATAAATTCTACTGTTGGAGTTAGTGCATATAATATGGATGGTGCTAGAATGGCAGTAAGTGTTAATTTAACTATTCAGGGAAGTACGATGACTTTTAGTGGTGGGGCAACAACCGCAACTGTAACTACTAGTACTTCTGCTGATGTGAATGAAGCAATTATTATAACTGGATCAGGTACAAGTGATATATTAACAAATGTACAATTGTCGTAGGTAGTCATAATGTCATCTATTGTTAATCAACTCACTAGAATAAACGCATCACAAAAACCAGATATTAAAGTATTTAATGATAGGTTTAGTATTAAAGTTAGTGATGTAAATTCTAGTTGGGTATATTCTGAGATTAGTGCGATATTACAAATAAATGGCGATAGTCATACTGTCAATAGTGCTGGTGGTAGTAATGTAAATAATGCTAGTATTAATACAACATTTGTTTCGCGTGATTCTGATTTTTTCTCGGACATCATTGGAAAATATACTCCTGATGTAATAGGACATAATATAATCAAGGTTGGTTCCATATTCACTCCACCAGATATTTCTGAAGGCGGTGGTGGTGGTGGGACACCAACGGGACCAGAAGCACAGTCTTGGTCTTATGGATAATTTTAATAATATGTTGAGATTAAAATCTATATAAATAGAAGTGAATAAACTATTTAATTAGGAAACACTATGTCATCAAATAGACCCGACACCAGAGATGAATTGATAGATTACTGTTTGAGAAGATTAGGCTCACCAGTGATTGAGATCAATGTTGCGACAGACCAAGTAGAAGATCGTATTGATGACGCAATTGATTTTTATCAAGAATTTCACTCAGATGCCACACATAGGACATATTTAAAACATCTCGTTACTTCTGACGATGTTACAAACAAATATATTCCAATACCTTCAAGCGTAATTTATGTAACAAAATTATTTCCTATTATTACTGCTGGCAATACTTCAAATTTCTTTGATATTAAATACCAAATGATGTTAAACGATGTTGCTGATATGGGTAGTTTTATTGGGGATTTAATGTATTATGAACAAATGCAACAACACTTGGCATTGATTGATACTAAATTGAATGGTATTCCACAAGTAGGCTATTCACGCAGAGAGAATAGACTTCATATTCACGGTGAGTGGCAAAACGGTGATATAAAAGCAGGTGATTATTTGGTTGTAGAAGTGTTGCAAATTATTGATCCAGATACAAATGTTTCTGTTTATAATGATAGGTTTCTAAAAGATTATGCAACTTGTTTGATAAAAATTCAATGGGGGTCAAACCTTATAAAATTTGAAAATATGCAAATGCCAGGTGGTGTCACATTAAATGGTAGACAAATATATGATGATGCGATACAAGATAGAGATAGACTTGAAGAACGAATGAGGCTGGAACAAGAAATGCCACCTGATTTTATGGTGGGTTAAAATATGACAACTAATCATTATATTTCTCAAACAGTAAGAAGCGAACAAAATCTTTATGAAGATATCGTTATAGAGTCTCTTAAAACTTATGGGCAAGACGTTTATTATCTTCCTAGAACCATCGTTAATGAAAATAAAGTTTTTGGTGATGATGTCCCATCAGCATTTAATTCTTCATACAAAATAGAAATGTATATTGAAAATACTGAGGGTTTTGATGGTGAAGGTGATCTGTTTACAAAGTTTGGCGTAGAAATACGTGATGCTGCTACATTTATAGTTGCTAGAAGAAGGTGGAGAAACCTAGTTGGTCAAACGACTAACGATATAGATCAAATAGACCGACCAGCAGAAGGTGATTTAATATATTTACCTTTATCAAAATCTATGTTTGAAATAATGCATGTTGAGCATGAACAGCCATTTTATGCTTTAAGCAATTTACCGACATATAAAATGCGATGTGAATTATTTGTTTATAATGATGAATCATTTGATACTAGTTTGGTTGTTCTTAATGAACTTGAGGCAACAGATGCTTATACTTATGAACTTACCTTAAAAATTCCTAAACAAGCAACTGCGACTGCTAATATAGGAGTGATATAATGGCTACTTATATTCAAAGTGGTGCGATCACTGATGGTGGTTTCGGATATGATTCTGCACCATTAATAATAGTTGCAGCACCAACTATTCCAATACTCAAAGCAGTTATGCGCCCAGCCTTAGATAGTGCTGCTACAACAATATCAATTGGAGTTGTTACCGCTGGATCACATTATCTGAGTGCGCCAAATATTACAATATCACCACCCACGGATTCAAGTAATAAACAAGCGTTAGTATCGGCAATATTGGAGGGGGATAAAGTAAGTTCTTTTTCGGTCACTACTGCTGGTAAATTTTATGACAGTTCTAGTACAGTTACTTTAACAATATCACCACCCACAGATTCAAGTGATAAACAAGCGTTAGTTACATCGTCAATATTGTCTAATAAAGTTTCTGGTTTAACAATAACTAATGCTGGTAAATTTTATGATAGTGATAGTGCTGGCACAGCAAATATAACGATAGCGGCTCCATTGGATAATGATAAACAAGCGTTAGTTACATCTTCAATATTGTCTAATAAAGTTTCTACTTTGACGATAACTAATGTGGGTAAATTTTATGACAGTTCTACACCACCAACCATAACCGTTTCGCAACCAACTGGTGATAGTAATAAGCAAGCAACATTATCGTTACAATATGATGATACAACCAATAAAGTTTCTGGTTTAACAATAACTAATGCTGGCAAACTTTATGATGTTTCATCACCACCAACAATAACTATTTCGGCATTTGATTCTGTTGGTGGTTCAACTGCAAGTGCAAGTGCAACAATAGTTAATAGTAGACTCTCCAGTGTCTTAATCACAGATTCTGGAAGTGGATATACTTCACCACCGACTGTTACGGTTTCGGCACCAACGCTACCATTAAGCGATTTTACCGCGACTGCTACAGGCACTGTAGCCAACAACAGATTAAATTCTGTGTTGATTACTGACTCTGGAGATTTTTATTCTAGCGCACCGACTATTATGATTTCTGCTCCAACGCTACCATCAAGCAATTTTACCGCGAGTGCGAGTTTAGTGATAGTTGACAATGTGGTATCTACTGTGACTATTACAGATTCTGGAGATTTTTATACTTCTCCACCCAGTGTGACTATTTCCGCACCAGAAAAGATAGCAAGTGACTTCACTGCTAGTGCATTACCAGTGATAACCAATGCGGTTTTATCATCTTTAACTATAACAGATTCTGGAAATTTTTATACAGATGCCCCAACAGTAATTATCTCAGCCCCAACCAAAGTCGCCACTGATTTTACAGCCACTGCCGTTGCAAATATGAATCCAGTTGATAGTGATAATAGTATTTTATCTGCTACAATGACTAATCCTGGAAGATTTTATACGGAATTGCCGACAGTAATTTTTGATAGTGCAACTGGAGACAGTAACCATTTCAGGGCGGCTGGATTTTCTACTGTATCTCCAAATAGAACAATATCAGGAGTAACAATAACGGCTAGGGGAAAATATTATGATCTAAGTCTTGGATCACCCTCAATTTGGATTGCCCCACCGATTTTGGCAAAATATTCTGTTGGTGAGAAAATATCTCATCAATTAGCAACCACTAAACTTAGAGGTGAAATAACTAATTTTAATTCAGAAACTGGTGTAATGTCTTTAGTTCATGTGGGTGCTGATGATGGTAAGTATCATACTTTTTCAATTGGATCAGACTCAGATGTTGTTGGTGCTGATAATGGATTTAGAACAGAAATTTTATCAGTAAAAGAAGTTAATAAAATTTCTTCAAATGAACAGAATGAAGAATTTGCTGCTAATGTTAGTGGTACTACATTAGATTTCTTGGATTTTTCTGAAACTAATCCATTTGGTGATCCAGGAGACGAATAATGTTACAATATTTTTATCACGAACGAATTAGAAAATCAGTTGCAATATTTGGAACTATGTTTAATAACATTTATGTTCTAAGAAAAGATTCTTCTGGTAAAGTTATAAGTCAAGTGAAAGTTCCACTTTCATACGCACCTAAAGTAAAATATCTGGATAGGATTAGAGAGAATCCAAGTCTTGAAAATGATACAAGAGTTGCTATTAAACTTCCTAGAATGTCCTTTGAGATAACATCATTCACGTACAATGCTGAACGTAAACTACCTAAAATGAATGCGTATGATAATAATTTATCTGTCACATCTAATACTAAAAGAAATAAATTTTTTAGCCCTGCGCCATATGATATTGCATTTCAATTGAATATCTATGCAAAGACACAAGATGATGCTCTGCAAATGGTAGAACAGATAATACCATATTTTAATCCTCATTATACCATAACAATGAAACCTTTTGCAACATTAGCCTCTGACATAAAAGAAGATGTTCCTATCACTTTAACAAGCGTAAATTTTGCGGATGATTTTGAGGGATCATTAGAGCAAAGAAGAACTATAATTTATACTTTAGATTTTACAATGCTGGCAAACTTTTATGGGCCTATTAATGATCATAGCATTATTAGAAAATCAATCGCTAATGTTTATGATCAAATCGCAGGAGATTCTGATGATCCTCAATTGTCTCAATATACTATTGAACCAAATCCTTTAAATTTAGCACCACCGCAAGGAGATAGTGATTTCGGATTTACTGAAACAATAAAAGAAAATTTTGATAGCGCATAGGAAAAAAAATGAGTGATTCAGATAATGAAAAAAATGATATTGAGTTTACAAGACAAACATATTACGATCTAATCAATAAAGGCCAAAATGCTTTAGATGAAATGACTTCAATCGCAAGTGCGTTAGAGCATCCTAGAGCCTTTGAAGTTGTTGCGGGTTTAATTAAAAATGTATCAGAAGTAAGTGATAAACTTATTGATCTTCATAAAAAGAAATATGAATTAAGTAGGATTGATCCTATATTGGAAGGTGGTACTACAAATAATTTATTTGTTGGGTCTACTGTAGAACTACAGAGAATGCTTCAAGATATGAAAGAGCCAAAAACTGTTGATATTAAAGATAATGCAAATATCATAGAATTTAATCCAAAGAACGACGATGACTGATCGTCAAGTAAACAATTCATATCTTGGAAATATGAATGTAAAACGTGATGGAGTAGTCCAAGATTGGGATCAAGCAAGTGTCTTGGAATATCAAAAATGTATGAATGACCCAGCATATTTCGCTAAAACGTATTGTAAAATAATATCACTTGATAAAGGTCTTGTCAATTTTGATTTATACCCCTATCAAGAAAAAATGTTTAACCAATTTACCGATAATAGATTTTCTATTGTTCTGGCGTGTCGGCAATCAGGTAAATCAATATCATCAGTAGCATATTTACTTTGGTTTGCTTTGTTTAACCCAGAACAAGTTATTGCAGTGATGGCAAATAAAGGCGCGACAGCAAGAGAAATGTTAGGAAGAGTAACTCTTATGTTAGAGAACCTACCTTTCTTTTTACAGCCCGGTTGTAAAGCACTGAATAAAGGTTCAATTGAATTTAGTAATAATTCTAGAATTGTGGCGGCGGCTACATCTGGTTCTTCTATTCGTGGTATGTCTGTAAATCTCCTATATCTTGACGAATTTGCATTTGTTGAGAGGGCGAATGAGTTTTATACTTCAACATATCCTGTTGTTTCTGCTGGGGAAAATACTAAGGTTATCATCACTTCTACTGCAAACGGCATAGGTAATGTATTCCATAAAATTTGGGAAGGTGCTGTTCAAGAAGTAAATGAATATAAGCCCTTTCGCGTTGATTGGTTTGATGTTCCGGGCAGAGATGAGGAATGGAAAAATCAAACTATAGCAAACACTTCACAAGTACAATTTGACCAAGAATTTGGAAACACATTTATTGGTACTGGCAATACACTCATTGAAGTGGAAACCTTACTCTCATTATCAGCAAGAATCCCTAAAAGAAGAATTGACAAGGACAGTGTTTTAATATATAATGAACCGATAGAAGGCCATACCTATACATGTATGGTAGATATTGCACAAGGTAGAGGTAGAGATTATTCAACCTTTAATATAATAGATGTTTCAAGTGACATATTTGAACAAGTCGCAGTATATAGAAATAATCTGATATCACCATTACTATTTCCAAACATAATTTACAAATATGCCAAAGCATATAATATGGCAACTGTTGTGGTTGAATCTAATGATGCTGGCATGGTTGTAGCAAACGGATTATATCACGATCTAGAATATGAAAATATGTATGTAGAATCATTAGTGAAAGCAGATTCTATTGGTATTAAAATGAATAAAAAAGTAAAAAGAATGGGTTGTTCATCATTCAAAGACTTACTTGAAAATCAAAAAATACTTATACACGATGAAAATACTATTTTAGAAATATCCACATTTTCAGCAAAGGGAAATTCATGGGAAGCGAGTGATGGTAATCATGATGATCTAGTAATGAATTTTGTTCTTTTTGGTTATTTTGTAGGTACACTTCATTTTAATGAAATTACAGATATAGAAATTAAAGATTTATTATTTTCCCAAAGAATGGAAGAAATTGAGAACGATGTGCTTCCATTTGGATTTATAGATGATGGGCGAGACGAAATTACTGTTGATCATGATGCAGGTAGATGGCATGTGCAAACAGAGTATGAAAGGTTCTAAAATACAGTTTATATAAATACAAGTGATTGAACATAACCGTATTATGAAGAACTTATTAATTTACTTGGAAAAGGAAAAGAGAAATGGCATTAACAGCACCCTCTGAATCTCCTGCAATCGTTGTAAAAGAAGTTGATTTAACTAGTGGAGTCCCAAACATACCTACATCTACAGGTGCTATGGTCGGGAACTTTTCTTGGGGTCCATGTGACATACCCACACTGGTTAGCAACGAAGCAACATTAGTCGGAACTTTTGGAAGTCCAGATACAGTTAACACTGGTGATTTCCATGCAGCAAATCAATTTTTGCGATACTCAGATGATTTATATATCGTTAGAGAATATACAGATACAGCAAAAAACTCATACGAAACAACGGCTGGGGCGGCAACTTATACTGGATTGACTCATGCATCAATCTCTGGTGCGGCTGGCGCAAGCGCAACTGGTACTGGGGCAGTATGGACAGTAGTAAAAAGTGGTGGTGTTTATTCAGCAGCACTGACAAATGAAGGAACTGGCGGCGACTATAATGTTGGCGATTCAGCAGTTATTCTTGGAACTAGTTTAGGTGGCGCAACGCCAGCAAACGATCTGAAGATTATAATCACAGGCGAAGATTCTGCTGGTGGAACTGGTATAGTTGATATTGGTACATTCACAACTTCTGGTACGCCAGTAGCAGGAAGCGGATCAATCCCATTAGTAACAAATACTGACAACTTTGATGGGCAAAAAGCCCAACTTGGCACAGATGGACACACATTTGTCGCAAAATATCCAGGTGTTCTTGGAAATAGTTTGAAAGTTTCTATGGTCGGGGCGTCTGCGACTGATTCGGATTTCACTAATTGGACGTATAGATCATATTTTGATGCTGCGCCAGAAACTTCATCCTTCGCAAACACCGCTAGTGCGGGTGCGAGTACAAATGTCACTAATGATGAAGTTCATGTTGCCATTATTGATGAAGAAGGCGAGGTTTCAGGAATTGCTGGTACAGTTTTAGAAACATTCCCATTCGTTTCTTTGATACTAGGAGCAAAAACTAATCAAGGATCAACAAATTATATTCAAGAAGTACTAAACAGAAATTCACAATATGTTTGGTTACCTTCTGTCAATGATTCTAGATTTGGTACAAATGTAGGTACAGCACCAACAGGAACCAAAAATTTTGCGGCGTCATTTGGAACTGGTAGTAAAAAAGAACTTACAATATCTCTTGGTGGAGGTGTAAATTCGGCGGCACTTGCGGCAGCAGATTTTGGAACTGGTTTTGCCAAATTCAATGATCCAAATGCTTTAGCAATTGATTTCATGATTGCTCCTGGCCTAGCGACTGCTCAAAATCATCAAACTGTTGTAAATAACATGGTATCTATAGCACAAAACACACGTAAAGATTGTATGGTATTGGCTTCACCAAATCGTGAGGCTGTAGTTGGAAAGCAAACTTCAGCACTAGCAGTTACCGCGATTACGGCAGCACAAAGTAGTCATCAATTCACTAGAAGTTCTTATCTAGCGGTTGATAACAACTATCTAAAAGTTTATGACAAATATAATGATCAATACATTTTTATTCCAGCAGCATCTTCTACAGCAGGTATTATGGCAGCAACGGATAATAACTTTGCTCCATGGTTCTCACCAGCAGGTACTCGTAGAGGTCAATATTTTGGCGTAACTAGTTTGGCATATTCGCCAACTAAATCAGAGAGAGATACACTGTATAAAGCAGGTATCAACCCAATCGCTAATATTCCGGGTCAAGGCGTATTGCTTTATGGTGATAAAACTCACTTAGCAAGACCATCCGCATTTGATCGGATTAATGTTCGCAGGTTGTTCCTTGTTCTTGAGAGAGCAATTTCAGCAGCGGCACAAAACATTCTGTTTGAATTTAACGATGAATTTACAAGAGCCGAATTTGTAAATATCGTTGAACCTCTACTCAGAGATGTGAAAGGTAGAAGGGGAATTACCGATTTCAAATTGGTTTGTGATGAAACTAATAACACACCGTTAATTATAGATTCAAATCAATTTATCGCTTCCCTATTCATCAAACCTGCAAGGTCTATTAACTTCATCACTCTTAACTTTGTTGCTGTACGCACTGGAGTTTCGTTTGAAGAAGTTGTTGGCACTTCTGGCGTATAAGATAGCATAGGAGATAAAAAATGGCGATTTTAGGCGTAGACGATTTTAAAGCAAAATTAAAAGGGGGTGGCGCAAGAGCAAACCTTTTTAAAGCAACCATTAACTTTCCAGGATATGCAGCAGGTAATGTTGAACTTACATCTTTTATGTGTAGGGCAGCACAACTTCCAGCATCAACACTGAATGCAATTGAAGTTCCCTTCAGAGGTAGACAGTTAAAAATTGCTGGAGATAGGACATTTGAAACTTGGACCACAACAATCATTAACGATACAGATTTTGGTACAAGAGATGCCCTAGAGCGTTGGATGAATGGTATTAATTCTCATACCACCAACATTGGATTTACCAATCCTCAAACTTATCAAGCAGACCTTTTGGTTGATCAACTTGATAAGGATGAAAGTGTTCTGAAAAGATACATTTTCAGAGGTTGTTTTCCAACTAATATTTCTTCAATTGAATTATCTTATGATACTCAAGATGCTATTGAAGAATTTACTTGCGAGTTCCAAGTACAATATTGGGAAAGTAATACCACAAGTTAACGTATAAATACTTGTGAAAAGTGGGGGGATTCGTTCCCCCACTCAATATAAATTATAGGAATGTTTCATGGCAGAAAATACGGTTTCTCTCTTTGGTTTTGAAATAAAACGAAAGAAGCAAGGTGATAAAGATTCGGAACGAATTAAAAGTGTAGTTGCGCCACAAAATGATGATGGTGCTGGATATGTTACTGCGTCTGGAAGCCACTTTGGTCAATATGTAGACATTGATGGTGACAACACCAAAGATAATATCGCGATGATTAACAAATATCGTGGAATTGCTGTTCATCCAGAAGTTGATATGGCGATAGAAGATATTGTAAATGAAGCGATTGTAAATAATTCAGATGAAAGTACTTTATCCTTAAATACCGATGATATAGAAGCACCAGATAATATTAAAAAAATTGTTCAAGAGGAATTTAAAAATGTTCTTTCAATGTTTGACGCATCTGAACATGCTCATGATTTATTTAAAAGATGGTACATTGATGGTAGAATTTATCATCACATTTTAGTTGATGAAAAAAATGAAAAAGCGGGTATTCAAGAATTAAGATTTATTGATGCTACCAAAATAAGAAAAATTAAAGAAGTCAAAACTAAAAAAGACCCTAATACAAATGCAGATGTTATTGAATCAATTAATGAGTATTTCATATATACCGAAAAACCAGGAAAAACATCATCAGGTCAAATACAGAATAAAGGTGTAAAATTTACACTAGATTCAATTAATTATGTAACAAGTGGTCTTTTAGACGAATCTAGAAAAAAGGTTGTTTCTCATTTACATAAGTGCATTAAGCCTGTCAATCAATTAAGAATGATGGAAGACTCTCTAGTAATTTACAGATTGAGTCGCGCACCAGAACGTAGAATTTTCTATGTTGATGTTGGTAACTTACCAAAAGGTAAAGCAGAAGAATACATGAAAAATATTATGACCAAATATCGTAACAAATTGGTTTACGATGCTGGTACTGGCGAATTGCGTGATGATCGTAAGCATATGTCAATGCTAGAAGATTTTTGGTTGCCGCGCAGAGAAGGTGGTAGAGGAACTGAAGTAACAACACTTCCAGGTGGTGATAACTTAGGTCAGATTGATGATATCATATATTTTCAAAAAAGACTTTATCGTTCATTAAATGTTCCACTGAATAGACTAGAACAAGAATCACAATTTTCTCTTGGTAAAAATAACGAAATTACAAGAGAAGAAGTAAAGTTTAGTAAATTTATAGACCGTCTTCGCAAAAAATTTAGTATGATTTTTTTACAAGTTTTGAAGAAACAATTAGTTCTTAAAAAAATTATAACTGAAGCCGATTGGGATGTTTGGAAAACTACTATTAGAGTTGATTATGCAAGAGATAATTATTTTTCTGAGTTGAAAGATGCAGAAATATTAAGAGAAAGATTGCAGACGCTTGATATCATGTCTCAGTATGTTGGCGACTATTTCTCTAAAGAATGGGTATTTAAAAATGTATTAAAATATTCAGAAGAGGATATTAAAGACTTGAAATCTCAAGTAGAGGATGAAATAAAAAGCGGAGAAGTAGCAGACCCAGCCACCGCTGAAGAGGAAGATTAATTATGGTGGATAATAATTCTTGGGAAGGTAGAGTTCCAAAACAAAAAAACGATGTTCTTGTATATCAAATTCAACCTCTAGGTATTATTAAAGAAATAGATTTAAGAGATAATCTTGTAATCGAACTTCCATACAATGCACAATTTGTAACAATTGCGCTTCAATTAGATGCTGGATACATTGTAGGTTCTGATCGTAGGTGGCAAGTAACCCATGTTGATGGTCAAGTAGAAAAACTTCCAAGTGCAAATACTTTTATACCAACACACAAATTTGGCCTATCAATTTCTGGAATCCCAACTGCACCTTCGTGCAAGACCTTAACAATTCAAACTTTTGAATTAGCAACTGGTCAACTCAGTAATAATGACAGATTTTTTAGGCGTGATAACGTAGATATTAATGCTTGGATGTCGGCAGGATCACCAGTATATTCAAATATATGTTTTCGCCTTGCTCAAGCCTCTGCTGATATTACATTAGGATCAAATTTAGTTCAAGATGTTAGTGGAGGGTCTGATTCTGCAATAGGTGTAGACACTTTTGGAGAAAACTCTGGAATTTTTGATAGTGTTAGAGCAGATTTAGGTGTATTTGGACGTATAGAAGCAGATAGCGCATATATTGGTGGATTGAGGGCAGATTCAAGTATATTTGGAAGTATAAATGCAGATAGCGCATATATTGATGGATTGAGGGCAGATAGTGCTAGGCTAGGAACTTTATACTCAGATAGTTCACATATTAAATATCTTAAAGCGGATAGTGCATATATTTCTCAATCTAGGTCGGATATACTTACCGCATCAATAATAAGTTCTGATAGTGTTAGTATTCAAAATATCTTACGTGTTGGAAGATATTATATAGATGCTGGTGAATGGGATAGTAATGATCTTTTAACTGACATTAACGCCATTGCACAAGAGAATTTTGGTGGAATTTATTATGCTAAAGCAGATTCTATAAGTGGTATCAGAGAAAAATATGCGTATATAAAATTTGAAGAAGATGAAAATAAATGGAATTTTTTTCCTAATATAAACATTAGTGATTTAGATAGTGATGGTGATAGTGATGATACTACTACTGAAAAAACACCCTTTGGTGCTGGTCTCTCTGGACAGTTTTTAGCATATGATGCATACGAAAAAAAATATGATTGGGACTATATAGGATATTCTGGTAAATTTGTGTTTGATAGTGAACAACTTGTAGCAGCATTAGAAGCAGAGCCTCCTGCCGCTGGATCAGATTTAGATAAACTAAAATCGCGTGAAGGATATTTGTCATATAAACCGTATAGTCATGGTGATTTTTTATATGAAATTGAATCTGGTGATGTAATAATGTCTGGATTTTCAAAAACAAATTTAAACTTTTTTGAAAACCATGTACCAATTGGTGATGTTGTCTCTGGACGGTTTACTAATGGTGCAACTTCCCCAATTAATGATAATATATATACATATTTTGATTCAAATAATTCTAACTTTAAAACCGTTGTTTTAGATTCTGATTATTCTAATCTGACTACTAAATATCAAAAAATTTCAAAATCTATAAATGGTATAATTTCTCCAACATCTCGTAGTGATTATATATTACAAGCAACTTTTAGTGCTAATGATACTAGAGAAAAAATTGGGGCGGCTGGTGTTGTTGTTGGATTTGTGAAAGATGGTTTAAAAGAAAAAACTTTGACTGTCTTTAGAAGCGTAAGATCAACTGGAGCATACGATTCAGATTTGGATATACCTCTTTCGCGTGGTCCTGATCCATATAACTTTGAATTAATTTACAATGCTGGGCAAGTTGATGAGCAATTAATTGACATAGGTAGATTAGTAGAAGCGAGGCCGATACATCCAAATGTGTCATGGGATTCCAGTGGCGATGTTGTCATTAAAATTAAAAAAGGTGGTTTTGAACTAACTATTGAAACAAGTCAATTCGGAGATTCTGCTATTGACCCACTTACATCTAAAAAAATAGACTTATTTAATAATGACGGTATTCCAGAAGAAATTAAAGATTTAGATTTAACAATATTTGGTGGTCCAGTTCAAACTGGTTTTGCATTCTATAATATTTCTGATGCTACAGTAAAAGACATAAAACTAGCGCCAGGTGCAGATGGAATATATTCATACGATGATAATACTATTTTTGATTTAAGAAATAAAAAAACTTATCTATACTTTGATTCTGAAAAATCTGTGACATATGATTTAACAAAGGGTTATCATAATATTGATAGTAATGGTTTTGGTGATCCAATTCTTGGAGCGGATTTATTTACAGGAATATTATATCATAATCCAGAACTTGGAACCACATGGTATCAAGACCCAAATAGAACCTTTCAAATAGGTGATAACAGTAAAGGCAATTCTATTTTAAATGGAATTCAGTATCTAATTCAAGGTGGTTATGATAATGATAAACCTAGAGGAATATTTAAAGGTTTAACATCATTACACCGTATTAATAATGAATTTAATACTACTCAGAGAGGATTAACTCTCAGCGTATTTGATGTAAATGGTGAATTATTTTCTACCAAAAATTATGATATAGATAGAAATTCTCCAACAGTTACTATTGGTGGTGTTCCAACATCATCTGCGATGATTGCTCAAAATATGGCGTCTGACATAACAAATTTAGCGAATGGTGCGACAAAACAGATATGTGTCATTACCTCTTGGGGAGATTGGCATTTTGATGATGGCGGTTTCTTAACAGCAGCAGCCAAAGCAATTGGTTTGTCCAAACTTGCAGCAGCAGGTGAAGCAAGTTTGGGTAGTCATCAATATGCGAGTGTTTTTCAATTAGGATCAAAAAGTAAAATATATGAAGTTGCTGAACATCAAAATTCTATAAATCAACCAAGTATTAAATTGTTTATGAATGGGCTTCAAGGAAGTGAAGAATTTTTTGTCTTAGGCGGCGAAGCAAATGCTAATAGTTCATTAACAAATTGGCGTGGGGATATTATTGCGGAAACTACTGGAAATAATGATTTAAATCTTTATGGTGGGGTTGTTGCTGCAACACCATCTACATTCAACAGTACTGTTAATATCGCGATAGGAGAAGCAAATGGGATTCGTTTTCCAGATGAGGCTTTTGCAAACGATGCAAATGATAAAGCAAGACTATATCTTATAGATTCTCCAAATGAAACTGGACAACAAATTTTTACCATAGAAGTTCAAGATGATTCAACTGATCTGATAAATCTAATCACACCAGAATCAGACGGTAGAGGTCTTGGTATGGGGATGACGGGTCTCAGACATAATATGAAACCAATATTCTCTGAAGGGTATTTAAATATTGTCTATGATGATAGCCCAACTTTAGGAGGAAATCTAAATATTTTAGACTATAAAATATTTAGTGGAGATTATCTTGATAACCATACTGATATACACCCAACTATAGAATTATCATATAATCCTCCTGGAAATGATAATGCAGATAGTAGTGCAATGTTATCAAGTATTCGTTCTATACACAATTTTATTGATATTAATGCTGTTGAGAATAGTCAATACTTTGGACTATGGAACAATAAAAATCCTTACAGTGACAATTTAATTGATAGTACAAATTGGATTTTTGGCATTAGGGAAAATGGTGATGTTGATGTAACTGGTAAATTTACTACAGTAACAACAGATCAACTCACTGAAGGGTTAGTAAACCTTTATTACACTGACAGTAGAGTAATACTTTCTGCACATAATTCAATTAGAGTAGATACTGATACTACACCCGCAGGTGGGGGTTCTTTGGCATGGACTCCTTCACCTGATGCGATTGAACAAGGTGTGCTTGATTTTGTTCCAGCCCTATCGCATAGCATAATCACAGAGACACCTTCTGGAACAGTAAACACATTAGCGTATAGTACTGCCAGTGGAATTTTTACGTTTAAATCTGCACTTTTAAGTGATATTCTTAGTAGTGCAAATTCAGAGCATACTGTGGTAAATGCCACTCCATCTGGTACTACAACTTCATTATCGTATGATACTACAAATGGGGAATTCACATTAACACCAATAGCACCGATAAATGTAGATTCAAATTCAAGGGCTTCACTAGGTATCAGTAATGTTAATGCCAGAGTGGAAGGTGGGCAACTTGCATATAATTCCGCGAGTGGGATATTTACCTATACTAAAAGTTATCAGTTTAACTTTATCAATAATAGTACACCCAGTGGCGCAGGTGCTATAGCATCATCAATTAGTGGTGGAGTGCAAACAGTCACATATACACCAGCAGATATTTTCTCACAACTGAGTATTACAGACGCCGCACCAATATCTGGAAACAACTCATCATTAACTTTAACGGCTGGTGCGCTTACATATAGACCAGCAGAATATTATCCACCCATATCAATCATAGATACTCAATCTATACCATCTCATGGCGAAGGAAGTTTAGCATATGATTCTGCAACTGGGGTTTTAACACATCTTAGAGCGGCGACAGTAAATCTTTTAAATTTTAGAGGAACTACAGATTCTGATCTTGCTGAGTTTGGAAAAGTAGGTACAATTAGTTTTGATACTGATTCAAATTATGGAATTGGTACTTTTAAATTAACTCCTGGATATTTTGCTACCAAAATAGATTCGTGTCTGGACACTACTTTAACTATACCACATGCTACGGAAACCATGGGCCAAGTTGCGGCAGCAGTTGTTGCTACGAAACCTTCTGTGATGATGTTGGACAGTAGTGCTGCATTCAAGTTTTCAAATAGGAGAATAAGTTTAGGTGATTTAGTTAATGTGGCAGATAGTGCTAATGCTGCTCTTGGTTTTGTATTAACAAAAACACATCAAGGGTATGCAGATGCTACACCACACGGTTCTAATTTTGAATTTAAATCATTACCTCCTACAATACTATTAACAGATTTAAGTGTTGGAGCATTAACGACACCTGATGATATTATAGGTAATATAGTATATGATAATACAAATGGGACTTTTTCATTTAAACCACCCCAATCTTTTGCTAAATTTGCTGGTGGGGATGGTGGTTTAGCAACGCCATCTGCGTTAAGTGAAACTTTAACTTTAACTGCCGATACTACTAGTGGATTATTAATAAATGCGTCTGGAAGTACAATAACAATTGATGCTTCAAGTGTAGGTGGATTTTCTGTTGATAATAACTCAAATAATAGAATTGTTACTGCAACTGGTACTGGTGGTAACGCTGAAGAAAATGCTACCTTTGATGGTTCAACATTAGCGATTACTGGTGCAATCACCGCGACTGGAAATATTAGTGCAGAAGGGAATGTTATTGCTGCTGCATCATCAGATTTAAGACTTAAAGAAAATTTACAAAAAATTGATAATGCTCTTGAAAAAGTTAGCAGATTAAATGGTTATACTTTTACTTGGAATGAAAAGGCAGATAAAATATTTTCGTCTAAGAATGATGTAGGTGTTGTAGCACAGGAAGTTGAAGAGGTTCTACCAGAGATTGTTATAGATAGAGTAGATGGTTATAAGGCCGTTTATTATGAAAAACTCGTTCCTTTATTGATTGAATCAATCAAAGAGTTAAAGGAGAGAATTGAAGAACTGGAGAAAAGATAATGGCTAGGTTAAGATTTGTGGATCACTTTGATTCAGATGATCCAGGACTAAGTTTAGACTCTATAGATGAAGTTTTTCCTTCTGGTAGTTCAGTAAATCATACTTTAACAGATTATTATAGAGGTGGAAGTTATGTTCCAGCAAATGAATCTACTCTTATACCCACATCAGGTGTGATAAAAATATTAGATTTTCAAGGGTCTGGAGAAGGTGGTCCAATAAATGTTCCTAAACCTTGGTATGGTGCAATTCTTACAGGTGGGCAATCCAGCAAGACCCATAGTTTCGCACCACCAGCACATCTTGCAGGAAAACATTTTGGATGCGTTATTGTAGGTGCTGGCGGTGGCGCAGGTGGATCACCAGGTGCTGGCGGTGGCGGTGGTAGTGTTGTTTATATTCCTAAAGGAATACCTTTTCACGCAGGAGATGAGTGGCAATTTAGAATGGGCAGAGGCGGGGGTGGTGGAAGTACAAGTGACGGGGGTGATGGTGGCACAACCTTTTTCTCAATTAAAAAAAGTGGATGGAGTTCATATTATGACTATATCGCCGCAGGAGGTGGCAGTGGGGGTGAAACTGGTCAAGCCAGTGTTGGCTTTGGGGCAACTAATGCGGATGGTGGTGATCGTGGTCGCCCTTGGTTCTGGCATGCTGACAAAGATACTAATAATCTTCCTGCGTATTCAGCGAGACAACAGATTGACCAAGGCTCTTACTCAGATACTGGTAGTTATAGTAACCCAATTTTTAATCCTTTAGGTTATCCTCGTTCTGATGGACCAGCGGATTCTAATACAACTGGAAATAATATACAAGCATCATATGGGGGAGAAGGTGGTGATGTAAGTATAACTACTGGTCTTGCTTATGGTGGCGGCGGGGGTGGGGTTGGTGGATTCGATTTTGTTTATGGGGCATGGGACTCTAGTACAACAAACATTATGCCTAGAGGTGGGAATGGAGGCTACGGTTATGGGGTATCTAGTGTTCTTGCGGCAGGTGGTGGAGGTGGGCGAGGCCCAGTAGTAGCAGCAACTAGTACACAAGGAACTAATTTTCAAAGAAATTCTGGTGGGGGGATTTTTGACTCTTCTTATGATATAAATTCAAAATATGAGATACAATTTTTTCCAACTCCAAAAACAGGTTTTCATGATGCACAAGGTCTTAGTGTTTTAGATACTGTTGGTGGTTCTTATCCACCACCAACTACAGGAAATACTGCCCCACAAACAAATATTTTTGTAGGCAATTCATCCTCAAAAAATGAAAGAAGTTTCTATTTCAAACCTACAAATACAAATCGGAGTGATACTTCTAAGTCAGGTGGACATGTCAGTTCATCATCAAATGGTGGTTATGGTGTTTATGGTGGAAAAAATGGAAATACTATTGCGACTAGACACACCAGCGATGTGAGTAACCCATTTGGTACTTCATATGATGAAACAACTGGAAGAATATATAGACCTAAGAATTGGGGTGGTGGTGGGGGTGCTGCTAGTAGATTTACATCAACAGTTTCAGGCGGTAGTTATGGTAATTTGAATGGGAACCATGGGTATGGGGTCAGCGGTGGTCCTGGAATTGTTATTATATTTGGACCGACACCATCACTAGATAGTGATTTTTTAACAACAGAAGGTGGTGAATTTATAATTCCTCATATATTCCCTTCAGCAGATGGATTTTATAATGATTCTTGGTCATAACAATGCTAATTTGAAAAAACTATTTTGTATAAATAACAGTATAATAAGGAGATATTGAAATGGAAGATGACAATTTTGAAGTAGAAAATGAAACTATTGATACTATGGAAGATGAAGATATTAATAGGGATTTTGAAGCAGAGGTAGAAGATGAGGATTTTGAAGTAGAAAATGAAACTGGTAATATGATTGATGCTATCTATGATGGTAACCTCAGAGTTGCTGGTGAAGTTTTTAGTGACATGCTTGGGGATAAAATCAAATCTGCTTTGGATGTAGAGAGAATTTCCATGGGACAAAAAATGTTCGCAAATGCATCATCTGAAGAATAAATTTATATAAATACACTATAGATTAATAAAAAAAAGAGTTACAATTTAATGAAAACTTTTAAAGAATTAAAAGAAAACCTACTAATTGAAAAATCTATGAAAATAGGTGATGCAAAGGTTGATATTAAAAAAGTAGGAAAAGAATTTAAAGTTGAGATTGATGGTGAGCATCTGGACAATTATGGTTCAGAAAAAGAAGCGATCACCATGGCAAAAGAATTCATTAAGCAATATAAAGGATAAGACATGAAACTAATTGCTGAGTACTGTGACGGTGCATTAGATTTAATCACTGAAGCAAAGGAAAATGGTGAAAAGTCTTATCAAATAGAAGGCGTTTTTGCACAAGCAGAAGCGAAGAATAGAAATGGTCGTATGTATCCAAAGCCTATTATGGAAAATGCGATCAACAAATATGTAAAAGAACAAGTTAAAACTGGACGCGCTGTAGGTGAGTTAAATCATCCAGACGGTCCAACTGTTAACTTGGATAAGGTATCCCATCGTATTACGGAACTCAAGTTTGAGGGAAATGATGTGATGGGTAAAGCACTTATATTAGATACTCCAATGGGTAAAGTTGTAAAAGGTTTACTTGATGGTGGGTGTCAACTAGGTGTTTCGACTCGTGGTATGGGAAGTCTTGAGAAACGTAATGGAATAATGGAGGTTAAGGATGATTTTATTCTTAACACCGTTGACATTGTTCAAGACCCAAGCGCACCTAACGCTTTTGTTAATGGTATAATGGAAGGTGTAGACTGGGTATGGGATAATGGAATGATTAAACCTCAAGAAATTGAAAAAATAGAGACTGAAATAAAAAGAACTCCATCAAAAGGTTTGCAAGAAGCGCAAATTCGTGGGTTTGAAAATTTCCTCTCGTTGCTGAAATAAAAAGGAGTCAAGTATGACTGATCAAACACAAGAACAGGAACTTGAGGTCCATGATGACAACGAAATTGTGGAATCTCACGAAGAAGTAACTGAAGCATCACTTTCAGATGATCCAGAAGGTGCAGAAGATAATTCTGTACAATCTGTTCAGAAAGCGGCTCAAGTTACTAAAAAAGCATCCCCACCTAAAACTAAGGCGGGTATGGTTAATGCTATGACTGATAAAATGAATGGTATGAAAACCAAGACTGAAATCAAGGCAGCATATGAAAAAATGATGGGTGAAGAAATTGAAGTAGACATGGAAGAAGAAACAATGGTAGAAGATACTTCTACTGCTGATTTGGAAGTCCTTATTTCTACTGATGAATCTCTATCAGAAGACTTTAAAGCAAAAGCAAGTACAATTTTTGAGGCAGCACTTACTACAAGAGTTGCAACTAGAGTTCAAGAATTGGATGAGGCATTTGGTGAAAAAGTCACATCTCTGGAAGAGCAATACGCTACAGAGACTGAGGAAGCAATCAATGAAGCAAAGGGTGACCTTGTAGACAAGATTGATTCTTATTTAAACTACGTTGTTGAACAATGGATGGAAGAAAACCGTATTGCTGTAGAGCAAGGTATTCGCACGGAAATCGCTGAAGGCTTCATGGGTAAGTTGAAAGACTTGTTTACTGAATCTTACATTGAAGTTCCAGAAACCAAAGTTGACTTAGTAGACCAACTCGCTGAAGAAGTTCTAGAATTAGAAGAACTTTTGAATAAGCAAACCCAAACCAATGTTGATATGAACGAAACAATTTCTAATCTGAAGCGTTCTGCTATTATTGTAGAAGCATCATATGATCTTGCTAGTACTGAAGCATCAAAATTGGAAAAACTGGTTGAAGGCGTAGAATTTGAAAATGAAGATAATTTCAAATTTAAAGTTGACACCATCAAAGAGTCTTACTTCAATGGTAAACCAGCAGTTTCACCTGCCGCTATCGTAGAAGAAACACTTACAGAAGAAACCCAAGAAGATACGGATACAGATGTAAACGTATCGGATAGCATGGCTAAGTATGTCGCTGCTATTAAAGCAAGTAATTAAGGAGTATCCATCATGGAAATGAATTACAATCAACTAATTGAAAAGTGGGCCCCGGTTCTCAATGAAGAATCTGCTGGTTCCATCCAAGATAAGCACCGCAAAGCAGTTACTGCTGTTGTGCTTGAAAACCAAGAAATTGCTTTGCGTGAGCAAGCAACACAACAAGGTGGTTTCGGTCAACTGACAGAAGCAGCACCAGCAAACAATACTGGTAATGTTGCTAACTGGAACCCTGTACTTATTTCGCTGGTTCGCCGCGCAATGCCAAACATGATGGCATATGACGTATGTGGTGTTCAGCCAATGACAGGTCCAACTGGTCTGATTTTCGCAATGAAATCAACCTATGAAACAACTCGCGGTGGCGCAACTGCTGACAATGAAGCACTCTTTGGCGAAGCGGTTACCGCTTTCTCTGGCGATTCTGCTGCAAGCATGGTAGACGATGGTTCTGGTCTTTCTGGCGTAACAGATACTAACACTGACTCAACTATTAACGATCAGCGTAATGATCCTGCTGTTGGTACAAGTGGAATGACTCTCGCCAATGGCGAACTTCTGGGTACATCTGGTGCAAGTGCATTTGCTGAAATGGGTTTCACCATTGAAAAAGCAACCGTATCTGCCAAAACACGCGCATTGAAAGCAGAATATTCGCTTGAACTCGCACAGGATTTGAAAGCAATTCACGGTCTGGACGCTGAAAGCGAACTCGCCAACATTCTTTCAACTGAAATCCTTGCGGAAATCAACCGTGAAGTAATTCGTACCATTAACTCACAAGCAAAAACTGGTGCATCCACTGGTAACACCTTGTTGAATGGTATTTTTGATCTTCAAACAGATGCTGATGGTCGTTGGAGCGTTGAGAAGTTTAAAGGTCTCATGGTTCAAATTGAGCGTGAAGCCAATAACATTGCCAAAGAAACTCGTAGAGGTCGCGGTAACTTCATCATCACATCTAGTGATGTTGCATCGTGCTTGGCAGCAACTGGTATGTTGGATTATGCTCCAGCAATGTCAACCAACTTGAATGTTGATGACACTGGTAATACATTTGCTGGTGTTCTTAACGGACGCACAAAAGTATATGTTGACCCATATGCCACTATTGACTACATTACTGTAGGTTATAAGGGTACAAATGCATATGATGCTGGTATCTTCTATTGCCCATATGTACCTCTGACCATGGTTCGCGCCGTTGGTGAGAATGATTTCCAGCCAAAAATCGGTTTCAAAACCCGTTACGGTATGGTATCAAACCCATTTGTCGGTGGCACACCAGCAAACGGTCTTGCTACAAAGCAAACAAACCAGTACTACAGAATCTTCAGAGTGGACAACATTCTGGGTGCATAATATTGCACAAAAGGGGCGAAACAACTAATGATTTCGCCCTTTATAAAACTTTTAAAACAGTGCTTCGGCACTGTTTTTTTTATGATGATTAGGAAGAAAATCCTACCTTGACAGTTTTTCCAGTATTAGGAGAAACATTCAAAGCCATTTCCTTTTGAAAATCACGATAGTCTTTATCATCATCTTCCATACTCTCTAACCATTCATCAACATTTGTATTTGAAGAAGGATACTCTTTCCAACCCAAAGTGTTTTCACAAAATGCCGCCATTACAAAAGCAACAGCATCTTGCTCACGTTCAACGTCAGAAACAATGTAGGTATTTCCACCTTTGAACTTCCAATAGGCATTTCCACTTGAGAATTTTCCATCCTCTTCATGTGAGCCATAATTTTCCAGAACTTGTGTGTGAACTACAAAAGTCATATGATTCTCTCTTTCTCTTTGATTACAAGTATAATTACCATAAGTTTATGGATATGTCAAGTATAAATACAGATATAAACGGATATAATTGGATATAATCGGATGGCAACAGTTACCACAAATATGAACTATCTTCAGCCTACTAATTTTAAGGTAGTTATAAATCACAAAACTTTTGGGAATCTTGAGTTTTTTGCTCAAAGGATTATCCATCCAGGAGTAAGTGTTCAGGCAGCAAATGTTCCATACAAAAGAATTTCAAGCATTTCAATTCCCGGTGATACGCTTACTTTTGAAGACTTGGCAATGGATATTTTAGTTGATGAAAATATGCAAACTTATATTGAAGTTTTTAACTTATTGAGTTCTTTGGTTGAAACCAAATATAAATCACCTATTACTAAAGCAGTAACTGCCAGTATAACACAAGAATTAGACATAACTTTAACCATAACTAGTAGTCACAATAATGTTGTGAGAACAATTAGATATATTGATTGTGTTCCCACTAGCATTGGTACAGTTTTGATGGAAGCGACTTCTGAAACATCTCCTGTAATTACCTTTCCAGTAAACTTTAAGATCGGATATTACGAGATAAAATAGACCTATATATTGTTAATACATTATGGAGAATATGATTGCTTAACCTTGAAGAAATACTTGAACATTGGTCAAACGACTGTAATATTGATGAACATAATCTAGATAAATCTAGTGTGGACATTGCAAAATTACATGCAAAATATTTACAATTACTTTCTGTATATAAACTTCAAAAGAAAAAGTCTGAGATGAATCAAAAAATTCTTCTCAAGGATAAGTGGCTATATTATAATGGTAAGATGACTGAAAAGCAAATCATTGAAAAGAATTGGGAGTTTGACCCATTTGATGGTATGAAAATTATGAAGGGTGATATGAACCATTATTACGATTCTGATCCAGATATTCAGAAAAGTGAAGAAAAAATAATCTATTATAAAACATTGATTGAGACCCTACAAGAAATTGTAGAGACTTTACGCTGGCGACATCAAACAATTAGTAATATAATCAAATGGAAGGTGTATCAGAGCGGTGGATAAGATAGTAGTGCAGAAGAAGAATGAATGTTATCTTCTGTTAGGTTGCGACAATGGTATCATTCAAGAACTAAATGAATATTTTTCATTTTTTGTTCCAGGATATAAGTACATGCCAAAATATAAATCAAAGATGTGGGACGGTAAGATAAAGATATTTAATGCTTTATCTCATGAATTGCCAGCAGGTTTGTTGCATCAACTTAAAATATTCTCTAAGGAAAGAGGATATGAATTAGACTATGAAGATGGTGAGTATGGCCCACCAGAGGTTTTTAATAAAATAAATCCTAAAGAAATTATGAACTTTATTGAGGGTTTGAATTTAAGAAGTCGTGGTGAGCCGATATCTATAAGAAGTTATCAATTTGATGCTGTGTGTTCTGCTATAAGAGAAAGAAGGTCTCTTTTACTATCACCAACTGGATCAGGTAAATCTTTAATTATCTATGTACTTATGCGTTGGTACATGGAAAATCATCACGATAATGTTTTGGTTATTGTTCCAACCACTTCACTTGTTCAACAGATGTTTGCAGATTTTAGTGATTATTCGTCATACGATGATAGTGTTAATATAGAAAATGATTGTCATTTTATTTATTCTGGTCAAGCGAAAACTGGAATAAAAGAAAGAATAATTATATCAACATGGCAGTCAATTTATAAGTTACCTGCGACATGGTTTTCTAATTTTGGTGTAATTTTTGGGGATGAGTGTCATGGCTTTAAATCAAAATCTTTAACATCTATTATGAATAAGAGTAGAAATACTGGATACAGATTTGGAACTACTGGAACTTTAGATGGAACTGAAACACACAAATTAGTCTTGGAAGGATTGTTTGGGAAGGTAATAAAAGTAACCACTACGAAAAAATTGCAAGACGATTCAACATTAGCACCTCTTGAAATATATTTATTGAAATTAGAATATGATGAGGCCGATTGTTTTCAAAACGTAGGTAACACTTATGCCCAAGAAATTAATTGGATTGTTCTGAATGAAAAAAGAAATAAATTTATTCGCAATTTAGCATTAGATATGAATGGTAATACTTTAGTATTATTTCAATTTGTGGAAAAACATGGTAAGGTACTTTATGATCTGATTTGTGATAAGAAGGAAGATAAAAGAAAAGTATTTTTTGTTTCTGGTGCTACAGAAGCAACAGACAGAGAGGCAATTAGAAAGATTGTAGAAAGTCAAAAAGACTCAATCATTGTCGCCTCTCTAGGAACCTTTAGTACTGGTATAAATATTAGGAACTTACATAATATAGTATTTGCTTCTCCAAGTAAATCCCAAATTAGAGTATTACAAAGTGTTGGAAGAGGACTGAGAAAAAGTGATGATGGGAGAATTACTAAATTATATGATATCGTAGATGATTTGAGACACAAAAAGAAATTGAATTATGCTCTACTTCATGGGGAAGAAAGATTGAAAATATATAAAAAAGAACAATTCAACTTTAAAAAGTACGAGGTCAAGTTATGAGTTACAAAGAACTTAAAGATTTTGATAAAGTAAAACAGATAAAGATTTCTTCTGGTGATGAAATTTTATGTGAAATAATGGATATTACGGATGAAGAACTTATAATTCGTCATGCCCTTCAAATCTGTAAAATTGAAATTGATGCTAGTAGAAGTTATGGTATGTTAAAACCTTGGATTTCGTTTCAAGAGCAAACACAAGAATTAGTATCATTAAACGACATGCATATTGTTGCTATTGCTACACCTAGTGAAGATTTAATAGTTCAATTTAGTAACGCCATTAAGGGTAATACTACTGATGAAGATTTTGATGTTGATACTTGGATGGATAGGCTATATAATAAAAAGGAAAGTTTAGGAGTTGATTTTAGTGAGATGCTTGACAGCGATGAAAATATCATTAATTTCCCATCTGGATATAAGCATTGATCCCCCCCAATAAAGGATACTCCTTATTATACACCTAACTTATGATTCTGTCAACCCCTAAAATAAAATAATTATGCTTTACATTACCGTCTATTTGTGGTAGAATGGTAGAAATATTAAGGAGTGAATTTGATGCCAAAAGCAAAGTCTAAAAGTACGCATTATGTAGATAACAAAGAATTTTCCGCGAAAATAGTAGAATATGTTAAGACTATAAATGAAGCGAGAGATAACGACAAAGAATTACCTGTAGTTCCAAATTATTTGGCATTATGCTTTTTAAGAATTGCTGAAAATCTTTCACATAAATCTAATTTTATTAGGTATACTTATCGTGAAGAAATGGTTATGGATGCTGTTGAGAATTGCTTAAAGGCAGTAGAGAATTATAATATTAATGCCGTGACCAGAAGTGGTAAACCAAATGCTTTTGCATATTTCACTCAAATTATTTGGTATGCATTTTTAAGAAGAATTGCCAAAGAAAAAAAACAACAAGATATTAAAGAAAAATATATGTCTCAATCTGGCATAGAAGCATTCCTTGTGACTGAAACTGGCGAAGCATCAACTGGTGTCGCGACACATTTCATTGATGTTCTTAAAGACCGAATTGACAAAGTAAAAGAATATGACACAGAAATAAAAGAATTTGGTAAGACTGAAAGGCAACAAAGGAAAAAAAGAACAGTTAATGTTGATTCCGATTTGAAAGACTTTTTAGAATGAAACTATTGATACTAAACGATACACACACAGGTATAAGAAATGCCTCTGATATTTTTTTAGATAATGCTGCAAAATTTTATAAAGAAATTTTATTTCCGTATTGCGACAATCATAACATCAAGCAGATATTGCACTTGGGAGATTATTATGATCATCGCAAGTTTATAAATTTTAAGGCACTGACACACAATCGCAAGAGTTTTTTAAACCCGATGCGAGAGCGTGGCATGACTATGGATATTATTCCGGGTAATCACGACACATATTTCAAGAACACCAATGATTTAAATTCACTCAAAGAACTATTGGGTCATTATATGAATGAAATTCATATTGTTATGAAACCCACAGTAATGAACTATGGTGGTCTTGACGTTGCGTTACTACCATGGATCACCAGTGAAAACTGTTCAGAATCTATGAATTTTGTTAAAAATTGCAAAGCATCATTCCTTGCTGGTCATTTAGAATTATCTGGTTTTGATATGATGAGAGGAATTCAAAATAAACATGGAATGGATAAAGAAGCGTTCTCTAGGTTTGAGTTAGTTTTATCTGGTCATTATCATACCAAATCTCAAAAAGATAACATTATGTATCTGGGTACGCAGATGGAATTTTTCTGGTCAGATGCACATGATCCAAAACATTTTCATGTTTTAGATACTGAAACTCGCGAGATTGAAGCAATCGTTAATCCATTCACATTATTTGAAAAGATAATCTATGATGATACAAAAACAGACTATAGTAATTATAATGTAGACCATTTAGATAATAAATTTGTTAAATTAGTTGTTATTAATAAATCTAACCCCTTTACATTTGATAAATTATGTGATAAAATATCAGATAGAAAAATACATGAATTAAAAATTGCTGAGAATTTTGACGAATTTATAGGTGAAAGAGTTGGTGATGAGGGCGTATCTGTAGAGGATACTACCACCCTTCTTGATAGTTATGTTGATAATGTTGACACTGAATTAGATAAGTCTAGAATTAAAATTGAAATGAGAAATTTATTGACTGAAGCACAGGCACTTGAAATCGCATGATAATATTTAAATCGTTGAAGTATAAAAATTTCCTATCAACTGGAGATAATTGGACTGAAATAAAATTAAATAATTCTAAGTCCACTCTCATTGTAGGAATAAACGGCGCAGGTAAATCAACCATGCTGGACGCCATATCATTTGGGCTATTTGGTAAACCTCATCGTGGTATAAATAAACCTCAATTAGTTAATACAATTAATAATAAAGATTGTGTAGTTGAAGTTGCATTTTCAATAGGTAGTAAAGACTTTAAAATTGTTCGTGGAATAAAACCAAATCTTTTTGAGATTTGGACAAATGGTAATATGATTGATCAATCATCTCATGCTAAAGAATATCAAAAAATATTAGAACAAAATATTTTAAAATTAAATCACAAATCTTTCCATCAGATTGTAGTATTAGGTAGCAGTTCTTTTATTCCATTTATGCAACTGCCAGCACAACATCGTAGGGATGTTATTGAAGACTTATTGGATATTAACGTCTTTTCTAAAATGAATACTATTTTAAAAGAAAAAACTTCTTTATTACGCGAAAATTTAAAGGACGTAAAATATACCATAGATTTGACTGAAAACCAGATAAAAACTCAAAAGAAATATATTAATGACATAACCACATTAAATGATGATTTTATAGAAAAAAGAAATACTGATATATCTAATCTAATTTCTGAGCGTGAAGAACTGGAAAACGACAATGAAATATGTCAAAAGTTTATAGATGAAAACCAGAAAACTATGCAGGAGGAATTAGATCATGCGAATGATAAAAAGCAAGCGTTGCTCCAGTATCAAGCCCAATTCCAAACAAAAATCAAAAGATTGGTCAAGGAGAGCAAGTTTTATGAACAAAACGAAACATGCCCAACTTGTACCCAGAGTATTGACGAAAGTGTTAGATCAGAGAACCTTAAATCCGCAAAGACCAAAGCAAAAGAATTTCAGCAAGCAATGGACCATGGACTTAAAGAGTCGGCTGCTGTGGAACAGATTATTGAACGGTATACTGAGTTGGCAGAAAAGATCAGACAACAAATGTCAACTATATCTTCTAACAATAACACAATCACACGGTTCCAAAGACAAGTACAATCTTACCAAAATGAACTAAAGCAACTTTCTGATCAAACTGGAGATTTGTCAAAGGCGAATATTGAATTAAAAGATTTAGAAGAAAAAAAAGAAACATCAAACAATACGAGGTATGAGATAAACGAATCACATACCTATAATAACGTCATGGGTGAAATGCTTAAAGATACTGGAATTAAAACCAAAGTAATTAAACAATATTTACCTGTAATTAATAATTTGGTCAATAAATATTTGCAGACCTTAGATTTTTTCGTACACTTTGATCTAGATGAATCTTTTCAAGAGACAATTCGCTCAAGGCATAGAGATGCCTTTTCATACGACTCTTTTAGTGAAGGTGAGAAACAGCGCATTGATTTGGCACTTTTGTTCACTTGGAGAATGATTGCTAAGATGAAAAATTCTGTCGCCACCAATCTTCTAATTTTAGACGAAACTTTTGATTCATCTTTGGATCATGACGGTGTTGACAATCTTATGAAAATACTATATACTCTTGGTGAAGATACTAACGTGTTTGTTATATCGCATAAGGGAGAAATTCTTGATGGGAAATTTGAAAACAGATTGGAGTTTTATAAAGAAAAAAACTTTAGTAGAATGAAGTAAGAGGTTGACTAATTATTTATAATGTGTTATAATCACAGAAATGAAACAATGGAGATTAAATTATGAGAGAAGTGATTAGCGAAGCGACAATTCAAGTATTGAAGAACTTCGCATCTATTAATTCAAATATTGTTATTGAAAATGGTAGCAGTATCAGAACTATTTCAGAAGCAAAAAATATTCTGGCGAAAGCAGAAGTTGAACAAACATTCCCTCAAAGGTTTGGAATTTATGATTTAAGCGAATTTCTTGGAGTACTTGGTTTGGTTGACACGCCAGTATTAGATTTCGCTGGAGATTATGTGACTATTGGAGATTCTACTGGTAGATCAAATATCAAGTATTTTTTCTCTGATCCAGACATGCTGACAACATCTACAAAAGATGTAAAGATGCCAGAAGGTGATGTTAAATTTCGCCTAGATATGGATACATTAAATAAACTAAAACGAGCGGCATCAGCACTAGGCCACTCAGAATTGATCATTGAATCTAGTGAAAATGATGGTCTTGCGAAATTGACGGTAACGACAACTGATAATTCTACAGCGAATACCTTTTCTATTGATATTCCTGTTGAAGAAAACTCAAGTAGTTATAAGTTTGTGTATAACATTAACAACTTGAAAATTTTAACTGGTAATTATGATGTGGAGATTTCATCAAAATTGATTTCAAAATTGACTAATGCTGAAACTAAATTGCAATACTGGATTGCACTTGAAAAAACATCTACTTATGGAGAGTAATTAAAAATGGCTGACGATAAAAATAAAAAAGTTGAAGATTCACATAAAAAAGCATATGATCTTATGAATCAAATTTCTCGCAGCGCGATTGCAGTAATTGATACCGTAACTCAGCGCGGTGGTTTTCGTGGTGAAGAACTATCAACGATTGGGCAGTTGAGAGATCAGTGTACTCAAGGTGTGCAGATTGTTGAAAACTATAAGCAAGAGCAAGCAGAAGAATAGATATTAAAGGATAGATTTATATAATGAATACTCAGAGTGACTTCTGTAATACAAATGAATTTCTGTGGGTGGAGAAGTACCGCCCACAGAAAATTGAAAGAACTATCCTACCAAAAGAACTAAAGGAAAATCTACAAAAAATCGTTGAGACCGCCGAAATTCCTAACATGCTATTTACTGGAACCGCTGGTCTCGGCAAAACAACAGTTGCCAAAGCATTATGTAATACACTAGGTTTGGATTACATAATAATTAATGGTTCTGAAGATGGTAATATTGATACCTTGCGTGGCAAGATCAAACAATTTGCTTCTACTGTGTCATTGCAAGGTGGTTATAAGGTTGTGATCTTAGATGAGGCAGACTACCTCAATCCACAATCAACTCAACCTGCTTTGCGTGGATTTATAGAAGAATTTAGCAACAATTGTCGCTTTATAATGACATGCAATTTTAAGAATAGAATTATTGAACCTTTACATTCCAGATGTGGTGTATATGAGTTTAATACGACTAAAAAAGAAATGGCTGGTCTTTGTGGGGATTTTCTTAAACACGCTAGAAATATTCTTGAACAAGAGAATGTAAAATTTGAAGATCAAGACCTTGTTAATATTATTATGAAACATGCTCCTGATTGGAGAAGGGTTTTAAATGAGACACAAAGACGATCTGTGGGTGGTATTCTTAGTGCTAATAGTTCTAATAATACTGGTATTAATGAAATCGACTCTCTCTTAAAGTTCATCAAAGACAAAGACTTTAAAAAAATGCGTTCTTGGGTAGTAAACAATATTGACACAGATAGTTCTGCTATTTTTAGGGGAATTTATGATAAAATGTCAAGTCATATCAAACCACACGCTATCCCTCAAGTTGTGTTAATTCTCGCAGAATATCAATATAAAAATGCTTTTGTTGCTGATTTAGAAATCAATACAGTTGCATGTTTAACTGAAATAATGGCAAATGTGGAGTTCATAGAATGAGTGTTGCTTATGAAGGATTAAATGATTGTGTGATATATGACTTTGAAACACTTTCTGTTGATGTAAACAGAGGTGTTGTATTATCTTTAGGTCTGCTTACTTTCTCTAGGGCGAGATTTACAAATAATCCATACAGTTATGAAGAACTTTTAGATAGTAGTGTTGGTATTAAATATGATGTTAAAAAACAAGTGGAAGTTTATGATCGTAAGATTTCAAAATCTACGCTTGATTGGTGGAATAAACAGCCCAAAGAAACAACAGCATCAGTGATGGTTCCATCAGAAGATGATAAAGATATTAGTGAAACCTATAATTTTTTTGTGAAGAATGTAAATATCAATAACCTAAAAACTGTGTTTTCTCGCGGAAATACCTTTGATATTCCTTTCTTTGAAGGTATCTTAAATGATACTGGTAAAAAAGTTCCTTATCCATTTTGGATGGTTCGCGATACAAGGTCATTTCTTGATGGTTTGCTTTGGGGTTCTGATGTTAAGAATGATTATATTCCAGAAGGATGTGCAGAAAAGTTTGTTAAACATGATGCGCGGCATGATTGTGTAATGGACGTAATGCGTATGCAAACAGTGATACAAAACCTATGAACCACTTTGATTATTTAAACTCAATCAACCATAATAAAGACGATATTATGGTTGATGATATCACTGAGAAAGCATATAAATCATACTACATTAATAGATCATTATCCTATTTTAATGACACTATTCTTGCTGCAAATGAGATGAATAGGCATCATCATATTGACGATAGATTACAATATGATTTTATGCGTAATATTGTTAGGAAACGAAAAAGGTTTTCTAAATGGACTAAGGCTGATAAAATGGATGCTTTAGATTCAATTAAGGAGTATTATGGATACTCAAATCAAAGAGCAAGAGAAGTTCTAAAATTGATACCCAAAGAGCATTTAGATCATATTAGATTTAAGTTGCGTAAGGGCGGTAAAAATTAAAATTATATAAATACCATTGTCATTAATGAATATAACAAAAAAAGTGAGTTGACAATGAATGAAGAAACAAATATAGTAAATTGGTCACCAACTGATATGTTGGAGATAACTTTAAATGAACCTGATGATTTCTTAAAAGTAAGAGAAACATTAACACGAATTGGTGTATCAAGTAGGAAAGAAAATAAACTATTTCAATCTTGTCATATCCTTCATAAACAAGGTAGATACTTTATAGTCCATTTTAAAGAGTTGTTTTTGCTAGATGGCAAAAAATCAAACTTAGAAGAAAGTGACATAGGCCGTAGAAATACTATCGCTACACTTATGTCTGATTGGGGTCTAGTCTCCATACAAAATGAATCAGTTGCTAAAAATTTAGCACCTCTGCGACAGATTAAGATTATTCCTTTTAAAGAAAAAAGTAATTGGGAATTATGCCCCAAATATAATATAGGAAGAAAATAAAATGCAGAGTTTTAAATCACATCTTATCAATGAAAGTGCGCTTAGTGCATTAAGAACCGCAACGAAAGCACATAGTGGACAGTTTAGAAAAAGTGGAGGAGAATATATTGCTCATCCAAAAGAAGTCGCTAAAATAGTTGCTAAGTTCAAACCAAAATCAAAAAATTTATCTGCATTAGTTCAAGCGGCATATCTGCATGATACTATAGAAGATACTGATTTATCACATGCTGACTTAGTAAAGCAATTTGGTGGATTGGTTGCAAATTTAGTAGATCAACTAACCACTAAGAAAGATGATTTAGAAGCAGCAGGTGGTAAGGGTGAGTATATAAAAGATAAGATGGTCAACATGACAAGTTGGGCATTAGTTATTAAACTCGCTGATAGACTTGCTAATGTATCTGATATTAAGCAGCAGAAACCAGAATGGCAAAGAAAATATGCTGGTGATACAAAGTTGGCCCTAGACGCTGTAAAAAAAGATAGGAAACATTTGAGTCCTACACATAAGAAAATTATTAAGAATATAGAAACCATAATCGCTCCTTATGTATAAATAGTAAGAACAAATGATAGGAGACTGAAACATGGCGTGGGTAAATATTACAAACAATTCTAGTTGGCAATATGACAATGCCCCAGTTGATCCCGGTGCTAATAGTCCATTAAGACCTCTATGGTTAAAACAAACTAACGGTATTAGAACTACAAATGGTCATGCTGTGTATACAAGTGTTCGTAAAACAGTAAATTCAGCATCTGGTACGTCTACAGTTTCTATGGGTGAAATTAGTAAAACCTTTTGGGATAATGCATCATGATTAAGTTTATGACATTTATAACTGATGAGTATCAGAGAGATTACAAAAAAGAACGAAAAACCTATCTTGGTACTCCAGAACAGATGGAAAGAAACGCTGCTAGAAAACGCGCTAGAAGAAAGATGGAAAAAGAGGGTAAGGCAGAGCCTTTTGATGGAAGAGATATTCATCACAAAGATGGTGATCCACTCAATAATAATCCCAAAAATTTATCAAGTGTAACTGTTCATTATAATCGTAAAGAGCCAAGGATGAGAGATAAATGAAAACATTTAAAAATTTTATAACAGAAGATAAATGCGATTTAGTGGGTATGAAACAAATCAAAGCATTTGAATCCATTGTAGATAAATTGTTCAAAAAGTATGGGATTGATTTTAAATTCACTCGTCATTTTGGTGATAGGATGGGAGACGATAGAAACAACCCTTGCATTTCCATGAAAGAGTTGGCAGAATTTATAAAAAAGATTTACGCAAGGCAAGGCAAGTCGCTTAAAGGTGTGGCTGGCGCAGAAGCGGTAATTAAAGATATGCAAACTAATTTAAATATTCCAGTAGCAGTTAAGTATGATCAAAGAAAAGATGAATTTGATGTTGTACTGAAAACGATTATGCGTAAAAAAGATTTTAAAACACCAGATAAGATAATAAGATATGCGTAAGTATGGAATGGCGTAGAACATTTTCGGATTAAATTATGAAATACTTTATATCAGCACCTTTTGGAAACTATTTAAAACTTCCTAACGCAATTAGCGTAACTGGAAGTTGGACCGTTGAAAAAAGAGAAGGACTTATTCCCCAAATTTTTAAAACTCTTAGATATAAAAATGGTGGATGGATTAATAAAATTGGATTACGAAATGCAGGAATATATGAGGGTTTAAAAAGAACAAACTCTACAGATGTGTTGAGCCTTGCCGCAATAGACGAATATGATTGGATAAATTTAGACCGCATAGTAGGTAAAAATTTGTCTGTTGAAATTAATATAAGTTGTCCAAACCTTGATAAAGATGTAGGAGCGGTTGATCTGCGCGGCTTTGATTTATTTCCTAAAAATAATAGAGAATGGTGTATATGTAAAATACCGCCTACTGCGACAGAATGTCTCATAGACAAGATAGTAGATTTGGGGTATAATCAAATACATGCAAGCAACACTTTGTACTCTTTAAATGGGGGTCAAAGTGGAACAATTTTAAAACCATATACTACAAGGATTATAGAATATATAAAGAGAAAACATCCCAGTGTCACTATAATCGCTGGTGGTGGGGTTACAAATAAGGATGATGCAGAATTTTATTTTGATAAGGGCGCAGACTATGTAAGTCTAGGAACAGTATGTTTTACACCTTGGAAAATAAAAAGCATAATTTCTTAACTTTTTTTTACCTAACCTCTTGAAATCACAAAATAAAGACATATATACTAATGAGTTAGCATCTTGATGCTAATCAAACCAAGGGGATGCGAACAATCGGTCCCATTACAATCTTGCTTGATCAAAAGGAGATAACAATGACAGGCTTACAAACACTTTTTCCACGTTCATCTTTCGTGGGTTTTGACCATCTATTCAATGAACTAGAGTTCACTGCTAAACATGCTCAAGATCACTATCCACCACACAATATTATTAAAGCAGGAGAATCAGATTACTTGATTGAACTTGCTATTGCTGGATTTTCACAAGATGAAATCAATGTTGAAGTAAAAGATAGAACTTTGACAATAACTGGTGAACACGTTTCTAAAGGTAGAGAATTTATCCATCGTGGCATTTCAACAAAGAAATTTAAACGAACTTTTAGGCTGTCTGAACACGTACAAGTAAACGGAGCAGATATTCAAGATGGTATTCTGGCAATTGAGTTGCAGTATATTATCCCAGAAGAAATGCGTCCTCGTAAAATTTCAATTGGAAAAAACGAGGAAAACTCAAATGCAACACATACTAACAACACACAACTTCTTAACGAAAGGTCTAACAGGACTGTTTGATCTTTTATTATCTTTAGGAAAAAGTATTCAATTCTCAAGACAATGTTCTGCAAATGTAGATTTGGTAAGATATTTTAGAATAGAATATCCAAATATGTCGGATGCAGAGATATTATCTGAATTAAATAGAAGAACTTTGGGGGAATTTAAATGATTCATTGGATCAAAAATTTCTTTAAGGGTGCGACACCTAAAACTATGATAGAAGAAAGAGATGAATATTTTGCAAATGCAAAAGATTTATGTGACCTTGAAAGAAGAATGAAAGCGTGGGAAAAAACATCTATGAATGAAAATCTTCGTGGGTGGATTTGATCTTATACCATATTATGATGAAATGGAAACTTTATAGACAGATTGCAGAATATATCTGGATTAGAGTTTTACCTTAAAATTAGGAAGGGCATCAATGCCCTTCTTTCACACACACAAATTATGGAGAATATAATGAAAGAATATATTAATGACACTTGGAATAGTGTTATGGATGCAAACGTCAATCCTTTAAAGAATATCCCAAATTTACAAGTACGCCATTTAATCATGCAAATTCTTGCATGGATGTGGGTATCTGTATGTTCTATGTACATTGGTAGTATCACTTTTTGGGGGATCAACGCAATCGCACATACACTTTTACTCGCTGCAATTGTTATTACAGTTGGCACATTTGAGACTGTGAAGCGAAAGCCTAAAGTTTTTGATAGAATTGATGGATACAACGGGCGACAAAATAACGGCGAACATAATTAAAATTAGATAGGAACACACAATGACACACAAAAATCCTTTTGAAATCCGCGCAGAAATGTTACAAATGGCAAAAGATTATATGGATCAGCAATGGACCATGAATATCCAACTTGCGAATGATTTGTATGATCAAGGCCATAAATCAGCAGAAGAAGTTAAGGAAGCGTACAAAATTTATAGTACAGATGATTTGATGGCGAAGGCTAAAGAAATGTATTCTTTCGTATCAAAGAAAGATTAATGATCCACAGATCATATTTTAAGTTTATGATCTGTAAATCATATTATTATTAATTTTTTACAAAGGTATATTTATGAATAGTTTGGCGCGAGACCTCGCGGAAAATGTTGATTGGAAAAATTTCTTTGAAATGAGACATTCTGTAGGTTCACAATTAAACGACAGAACATTACGTTTTTTAAAATCAATTATACAAGATAAAGCAATTGAAAAAATGAGTGGTGGTAAAGTCCAATATGTAGATTTAATTGGACAAGATCATCAATTTAAAAAATATCGTATTGAAACTAAATGTGGTACAAATGTATTAACAACAGCAAAAGGTAAAGAAAAAAAGAAATCTGTAACTGGTTCTATCAAGTTGAACAATACACTAGGTTCAAGTCATGGTAGAACATTACCTAACACGTTTGATTATCTGATGATTGTTGATAATGATGCAGTGGCAATAGTAAAGCGAGAAAATCTATTGCCACACATTACAAGTGGTGGAGATGGACTTAGTGTTAAATTACCTTACTCAGAACTTGAGTGGGTTGTAAAACCAAAAGAGTTTGATCATGATAACTTTAAAAATATTCAGAGTGTGAATGTTTTAGAACAACTTTATGAAATGATAGAGAAAATAATAACAATGTCTACTGATAAAAATAATAGATAATTTGTTGACTAAACCTTTATATTATGGTATAATAACTCCAAACGGAGAAGAATATTGAAAGCATTTTATACAAACGTAGCAAGATATGGCAACTCACTCTTATACCGTGGTTATAATGACCACGGTGTTCGTATTGATAAGCGAGTCAAGTTTAAACCAAAACTCTTTGTTCGTAGCAAAGAAAAAAATACAGTATGGAAAACCCTTGAAGGATTTTCTGTTGCACCAGTAGAATTTGAATCTATGAGAGCAGCAAAAGAATGGTTAGAGACTTACAAAGATATGGATAATGTCAAAATCTATGGCATGACTAATTATATCCAACAGTTTATAACTAGCGCATTTCCAAATGAAATAGAGTTTAATCGTAAAACAGTCAATGTCGCTAACTTAGATATTGAAGTTGCATCAGATGATGGATTCCCACATCCAGATGCTGCTGATTATCCTGTTATATCAATTTGCCATAAATCATCAACATCTAATGTTTATCACGTTTGGGGTTTGGGTGAATATGATGTTGATAAACGTGAAAATCAAAATTTGATTGTCCAGTACCGTCATTGTAAAAACGAATTAGAATTACTAGCAAAGTACATGGAATTTTGGACTAAGAATCCACCAGATGTTATAACTGGTTGGTATATTAAAATGTTTGATATGCCTTATCTAATTAATCGTGTTACTAAAATCGCTGGTAATGATGTGGCAAAAAAGTTTTCTCCATGGGGTTTGATTAGTGAACGCAACGTAAATGTCGCTGGTCAAAATCATAAACATTATGAAATAACTGGTATTTCTCAATTAGATTATATGGACCTATTTAAAAAGTTTGGATATTCGTATGGAACTCAAGCATCATACAAATTAGATCACATTGCCAATACTGTACTTGGTGAGAAAAAATTATCGTATGAGGAACATGGAACACTTCATACTCTATATAAAAATGACCATCAATTATTCATTGATTATAATATCAAGGATGTTTACTTAGTGGATAAGATTGATGAAAAAATGGATTTGATTACTCTTGCACTTACTATGGCATATCGTGGTGGTGTGAACTATGAGGCAACTCTTGGGACAACTGCTATATGGGACTCAATCATATATCGTGAACTGAATAAACAACATGTTGCTATACCACCAAATGAAAATACAATCAAATCACCATATCCAGGAGGTTACGTTAAAGAACCTAAAGTCGGCCTACATGATTGGGTGGTTTCGTTTGATTTGAATTCACTATATCCCAATTTGATTATTCAATATAATATGTCACCAGAAACTTTGGTTGTAGATATTGAAAACACTTATCAATCAGGTGTTGAACATTATATGAATAATGCTCCAAATGTAAAAAACGATCTTTCTGTAGCGGCAAATGGCTCAACTTATACTAGACAAAGGCAAGGTATTGTACCACAAATTATTGCAGATTATATGTTGGAGCGTAAAGCGACTAAGAAGTTAATGCTTGAAGCAATGCAAAAAAATCAAGATAATCCATCTACTGAACTTGAAAAGCAAATCAATCAACTTGAAAATCGGCAAATGGCGATTAAAATTCTATTGAATTCTCTTTATGGTGCTTTGGGTAATGCTTACTTTCGGTATTTTGATATGCGTGTCGCAGAAGGTATTACTCTGTCTGGACAGTTAGCGATTCAATGGGCAGAACGCGCTATGAATGATGAAATGAATAAAATACTCAAAACAGATAATTTTGATTATGTAATCGCTATTGATACTGACTCACTGTATATCAACTTTGGGCCTTTTGTAGATAAATTGAAACCTAAAGACCCTGTTAAAGCATTGGACAAAATTTGCGCTGAACATTTTGAAAAGGTTTTAGAGAAAGCGTATGATAAACTATTTAATCAAATGAACGCATATACAAATCGCATGGTTATGGAAAGGGAAGCGATTGCAGATCGTGGTATCTGGACAGCCAAAAAACGATATTTACTGAATGTTCATAATAACGAAGGTGTTCAATACGCAGAACCAAAATTAAAGATCATGGGTATTGAGGCTATTAAATCAAGCACACCTCAAGTGGTGCGAGATAAGTTTATGCAGTCGTTTAAAATCATCATGTCTGGTTCTGAAGAAAAAACAAGAAAGTTTATTGCTGATTTTAAGAAAGAGTTTAAATCTCTACCACCAGAAGATATATCTTTTCCAAGAGGTGTTAGTGATATTGTGAAATGGAGCGACAGAAAAACTATTTACAAGAAAGGTACACCAATTCATGTGAGAGGTAGTTTACTCTATAATAATCAGATCAAAGATAAGGCATTAGGAAAAAAGTATGCGGTCATTCAAAATGGTGAAAAAATTAAGTTTTGCTATTTAAAGATGCCCAACCCTCTAAAGGAAAATGTTATATCATTTCCAGATTACATTCCAAGTGAGTTTAATCTACATAGATATGTAAATTATGACGTTCAATTTGAAAAGACCTTTGTAGAACCAATTACACCAATCTTAGATGCAATTGGGTGGAGTGTGGAAGAAAGATCATCATTAGAAGATTTTCTCTCCTAAGAATTATATTTAAGTTTATAAACAACAAGGAATAATTATATTATGAAACTAAAGCCAAGTGAAATGTATGATTTAGCAAAAAACGATGAAATACAGAATTATATACAAAACAATCTTTA